TTTGTACGATGAGCCGGGTAAGACGCATCACGCTTTAATTACAGATCGAGCAGGCATTACTAAAACATACGAAGCTGTAACTCAATATTGCGGTTGGAGTCCTATTGAAGCTGGTAAAACTATGGGGTTATTTCCTTATGGTAAAGATAATCCTGCAATACCTCCACTTTTTGATGATACAAGTATAGCACCTCTTGCTAATAGAAATATTGTAGTACCAACATACCCTAACGGTGCATTGATTAATACTGGATTATTTGAATTTTTAGATCAACATAATAATGATGATTTGACAATGCTAGAAAATCGAAGAGATCTTGCATATGCTTGCCAGACACAAACACAATCTCAAGTTGTTAAATTAATTCAACAAGCCGTAGATATAAGCGGACATAAAAATGTTGTGTTAAGCGGCGGGTATGGATTAAATTGTGTTGCTAATTATCATTACCTACAAGCTCTTAAAGACAACGGTATTAATTTCTATGTAGAACCTATTAGTAATGATGCTGGTACCGCTATTGGAGCAGCTCTAATGCATTGGCATTCATTAACAGGAAATCGTACTCCAGCAAAACATGATACATTGTATTTAGGCCCAGCTCATAGTTACACAACGGAACAAGTTATCGATATATCAATGCAACATGATGTTGAAATACAAGATGCTACTTATAGTGATATTGTAGAGTTATTAACTAAGAAAAACATTGTCACATTATTCCAAGGCTCTAGCGAAAACGGGCCACGGGCATTAGGAAATAGAAGTGTATTATTTGATCCACGGTTTGAAGATGGAAAAGATTTTGTTAATGGTGTAAAACATCGTGAATATTTCCGACCATTTGCTGGTAGTATTTTAGCAGAATATGCTAAAGAGTGGTTTGATTTACGTGGCATGGAAGACAGTCCTTTTATGATGTATGCTGTAAATTGCCAGCCTGGTGTTTCTGAAAAAATTCCAAGCATTATCCACGTAGATGGAACTTGCCGTATACAAACAGTTACAGAAGAACAAAACTTTCATTACTACAACTTAATCAAAGAATTTCATAATACAACAGGATGTCCCATCTTGTTCAATACTAGCTTCAACTTAGGTGGCGAACCGTTAGTTGAAACACTAGAAGATGCTATTTGGACGTTACAGCATTCTGATATCGAATATCTGTTTTTACCAGAATTCAACAAACTAATTACTATCAGGAACAGCTAATGAAACTGGCAATATTAGGCGCCGGCAGTTCTGGTATACAATCTGCTTGCCATTTTTTAGCATACCTTCCGGCAGGCTGGGAAGTTACACTGATATATAATCCTAACATTCCAGCCTTTGGTATCGGAGAAAGTACTAACGGAACATTTTCAAAAGCACTCAAAGCAGGTTTAAATTTTGATTTTGAAAAAGACATGCATCATCTTGATGCAACAATCAAATGGACTACTAAGTATGAAAATTGGAGGGATCAAGATTTTCATGGGCCGCTACTAACACTGGGCGACGGCGTATTTGCTTTGCATTTTAATACATTTAAATTAAAAGATTTTGCATTGCCCAGACTAAAAAATACATGGGGTAATAAATTCAAAATAATAGAAGGACATGTTAATTCGTTAGTAAATGGAGTAGAACATGCAACTGTAACTGTAGATGATGCAGAATATCAATATGATTTTGTAATGGATAGTAGAGGATTTTCTAATGATTTAGATAATTATTTTGTTCTACAAAGTCCAGTATTAAATCATGCGCTGATACATAATATTCCGGGCGATGGTACAGATTGGCAATATACTGTACATCGTGCTACTGTCGATGGGTGGATGTTTCAGATTCCTTTGTCTACTAGAATTAGTAATGGATATTTGTTTAACGATAATCTTGTTAGTATAGAAGATGCTAAGAAAAACTTTGCTAAAGAAATAAACATTTCAATAGAAGAATTAGAAAATATTGAATACAAATTTACTCCTTACTATGCAAAAAACGTTTTAGAGAATAGAATAATTAAAAATGGAAACACAGCATTATTCTTTGAACCAATGTTTGGTAATTCTTTATGGAATTATGATGCAATTAATAGATTGTTCTTTGAATATATTACAGGCGAAACTGACGACATAGCAATAAATTCTAGATACATTACACACGTTCATGCATTAAAAGATATGTTTTATTTCAAATATCACGGCGGATCTATTTATAGTACTGAATTTTGGAATAAAACTGTAAACGTATCAAAAGAAAAATTAAATGAAAGTATGAGTTTTCACAATGCATTGTTGTTGATGAAAAAAATAAAAACAAACAACTTTTATGGTAATTTTAATTGGGTCTATGGTCCAAGCGGACTTGATTTAGTAGATACGGTATTTGGTTACAATTATTTTAAAATTTAATCATAAAAATCCCGCAACTTGCGGGATTTTTTAATTTGTTAGTTGTTTATTCTTCAAGCGATTTACCACTTGCCGGAGCGGGTCGCTGAGGAGTTAACGGTACTAAATTAGGATCTACGTCGTCTGGCCAATCAGGATTGCTAGGAGGTGCAATATATATTGGTGGCTCAGGAAGCCATTTTGAATCAGAACTTGATAGCTGACCAGGTGCTTCTGGCCAAGAAATTTCAGCAATATCTTTGATATTTGTCAAATCAGTATCTGTCATATCTCGTAAGGCTGCTCGATATGCTCGCCATGATGCTTTTTCTTCATCAGATAATGGACTATCAGCTACTTGAGTCCAGTCACTCATTAGTAATTTATAACCCCTTGCTGGAAGAACCCAACGTCTCATTTTTTCGTGATTTGATAACTCCTGGACAATCCATTTTTGTTCAATGGTGCCATCTGGATTTTTAACAATATTTGTTCGAACTATATCTAGAACTTCATATTGCGGCATGATCCCTAGTCCAGGATTTTCGCCGTTAATTAGTTCTGCAAATCCATGTTCTTTTAATGATTCAGGCGTAATTGGCCCAATAAATTCAAAATAATGTTCTATGTTTTCTTCTGTTATTGGAAAATCTACTGGGTTTCCGTCTTCATCAATTTTAATATATAACGTCATTCTATGTTTGTCCTTTTAGATTAGATTAACTTGAAGCATTAGGGTAGCTTCTGCCTGAACCCCAAATAATTCTAACCGCTCCTGTGCCGCCCCAACCGCCGCCGTGTGATGTTCCGCCACCGCCGCCGCCACCGCCGTAGCAACCGCCTTGGCCGTAACCGTTGCCAATACCGTTGCTATATGGTTCTCCATGTCCACCGTTTTGGCCACCCGATCCTCCGCATCCTGAAATTCCGTTTGAGCCGCCAGCGCCGTTGGTTCCTTGGGTAATAATTCCAACGCCGCCGCCGCCTGCTGTACCGTAAGTTGAGCTATGATATTGACAAGCTGAGCCACCACCGCCGCCGTATCCACAGTTACAGTATGTATATGTATTGTTACAGCAATAACCAGCTGCGCCGCCGCCGCCGCCAGCTGTGCTGGACCATGCTACGTTTCCATAACTTGCACAATAGCCTGTGTTTGATCCACCCATGTATGCGCAACCTGCGCCGCATCCACAGCATCCGCCGTAGGCAATCATAAATGTGCTATCTCCGCAAAATACACTACAACCGCCTGGAGATTGACTCCAACAACCACCATTTCCTACGTTTACAAAATAGCCAGAACCTGGAGTTACAGGTATACCGTTGGCCCAGATTAATGCGCCACCGGCACCGCCGCAAACTGCCCAACCATAGTAACCGCCGCCGCCACCACCTACAACAATTGCAGACACACTGTTTACACCTGATGGTGCTGTCCAAGTGTAGTAGTTTTGTTCGCCGTTTGAGTTGCTGTTACCACCAAAACTTGAGTGGCCGCCGCGTCCAGTATACAATTGTGTTCCAGAAGGTATTGTGGTTGTAATTGCCCAAGAAAGTGCCTGATCAGTTGTATAAGGGCCGTCTGTAGCTCTAATTGTGAAATTATATGTTTGTGTGCCTGGAGATTGACTACAGTTACCGCTAATAACACCCGTAGTACCGTTTAAACTTAAACCAGGAGGTAAACTTCCGCTAACTAATGAATATGTAATCGTTCCAGTACCTGCGGTAGCAACAACTGTTGTGCTAAACGAACTGTTAACCAACCCTGAAGCACTACCAATACTTGTTGTACTCCATACTGGAATTTGGTTTAGTAACGACACATAAAATGTATACACAGCTCGTTGAGTGCCAACAGTGTCTGTAATAGTAACATCGACAGTATATGATGCATTTGCAGCGTTAGCCATGGTACCAGTTAGTACACCAGAGCTGTTTAATGATAATCCTGTTAATAGCGTAGTACCGCTAGTAATTGCATAACTTAAACTAGAACCGTTTGTAGATGATGCAGCTAGTGATTTTGATACGTTTGTATTGCTTTTGTTATATGTACCAAGAGTCAACGATGTTGTTGGTACACTAATAAAAGGACTTGACCACGCAACTGCATTACCTGCGCCTGCTTGGGCTAGGAATCCACCAGATGTTGCTAATCTTGCTGGTAAATTTTCCCATTCTAAATAATAGTTTGTACCGTCTGATACAATTTGTATTGTTTGACCTGCAGCAATACTTTGTACAGTTACTTGACTTCCGCCGGTGCCTGCAAATACTCCGGTAGGAGTTGTTACAGTCATCGTGTAAGTAGAATCATTCCAGTATGAAACTGATACTTTTGGAAAAGCACTAGGCGCCGGCAATGTAACATTATAACCTGCACTAGTTGCTGTAAGTTGTGTTAATTGTCCGCTACTAAAATATGTTTCTGTAAATGCTGTTGTAGCGGTCTTCGTTACCGACGAACCGCCTCCAGGATTTCCGCCCAGTGTATTGACTCTTCTTCCCATTTAATATCTCCAATATTTCAAGTTTATTTATCTGTAAAGTTAGCAGATAATTAAGTTGTTGATGTTTCTATACCCGTAACAACTACAGTACAACCAGTTGAACTTGCTCTACACAATACAATCTTTCCAGCATCCATTACAATACCGGTTCTTTCAAGAACACCGTTTGGTAGTAGTTGTGTTTCATATTCTAAATATTCTGTAGCCAACGCAGTACTACTAGCAGAAATTGATAATCTAATAGTAATAGTTGTTGTATTTCTGTTGCAAAATGATACATTCACAACGCTAAATGTATTGATTGGAACCGTATACGCTACTGTGTCAGTAGCTGCGTTGGTCATGTCAATCGCTCCTAATCTTCCTGATGCCATAATAAATTCTCCGTTATCTTAATAAAAAGTTGAATGCTAAAGGCATTCCATCGATTCCACCGGTAAAATTCATTTTACTCGGTACATTGATGTAAACGCCTGTTGTGGTTGTTATCGTGTTACCAGATACATAAATCACACCTGCCGTTAAGGTATTTACATTCAAATTACTTCCGCCGCCACCAATTTGGCTGCTTATATATGCTCTAATTGCCTTTTGAGTTGGCACAACATTGTCTGAATTAGCCGTAAAATACGGATCTGACGAGAATGAAGTAATTGTAGCATTGTATCCGCCTAATGAGGTAGTACCCAATGTCAGCGATGTTAGTCCTGCTAGCGAGAACGCACTAGCATTTAAAGTAGCAGAACCTGTACTTTGTACAACATTAAACAAGTTACCAACGTTAAAGTTACCATCTTGGTCAGTACTTGTAAAGAACACACGGCCACCGCCGTTTGCAATTGTTTGTTTTGTTGAATCTGCAGCTATTAGCGGAGTTCCTGGATAATTGGTGTTGGAGAAATTTCCAGTTCCAATATTTAAGAAATCATGTCCTGTTAATCGCACTTGACTATACTTAATTCTCATCGTAGTAGTAGTGTTGTGTGTAGGTGCATTAGCCACTGTTAATGCAGGATTAATATTAAAATATGCATTATTAGGAGTAAGTCCGCCGCCGCTTGATGTTACATTTGATACTGATACAAGTTTATAAACCGTACTATTACCAGAGAATACAACGTTTGCTCCTGATATTGGCGTTGTGTACAATCCTGATATATTAACATACGCACCAGTTTGGAACGAATCACTGTATCCATTACCGGACACTGTAGCACTTGCACTTACATATAATGATCCTCTACTTGCAAATGTCGGATTAGCAAGTGCGCCAACGCCAGTTCTGACTGTCCAAGTAGCTGCAATTGTTGCATTAGGATCAGTTATAGTCATTACAGGAGTAGTTGCATAACCACTTCCTGGCTCAATGATTCTAACTGAAGAAATACTACCAGCTGATGCAACAGCTCTGGCTTGTGTTGTTGCGCCTGCTACTATAGAATTTGCTGTAGTTGTTCCTGCAGTTATGGCTACCCATAACGGAGTACTAGTTGGATTTCCAAACGCAATTCCTTGCCAGTTTGTTCCAGTTAGTAGTGCTCTAGATGTCCAATTAATGCCGTCTTCAGAGGTAGCAACTGTTGTAGAATTAGCTGCAACTGCAAAGAACAAGCCTTGTCCGTAACGAACTTTTGTCCATTGTAACGTTGCAGGTAATCCTGCTGGACTAGCTACCCATGTAATTCCATCTAAAGAATATGCTGATGCATTACTTCCTGTAGCTATTGCAACAAAAATTCCTCTTCCGAATGCAACAGAACTCCAATATGCTGTAGTTGGCAAGGTTGCTGTAACCCAAGTTGTACCTGTTATGCTGTATGCTGCTTGTGTTCCACCTGCAGCAATCGCTACGTATGTTCCGTTGCCATATGCTACTCCAGACCATGATGTGCTAGCTGGTAATGCTCCAGTTGCTGCCCACGATGAGCCGTTTGACGAATATGCGGCTGCTGTTGAACCAGATGCCACGGCCATAAAAACTCCATTACCGTAACATATTGCACTCCACGAACCTGCTTGTAATGCGCCGCCTAATGTCCAAGATGTACCAGTGGATGTTGTTGTTGATGAAGTACCAGCACCAATTGCTACAAATACACCAGCACCGTATGCTATTGAAGTCCATGCTCCTGATGCAGATAGTGCTCCACCGGATGTCCAAGATGTACCATTAGTACTATATTGGTTTGCAGTTCCGCTATTGGCAATTGCAATATATCTACCACCGCTACCTGTACCAGTAAATGTAAAGTTTGTGATTGATCCGCTAACTCCAATATTAGTTACTACGATATTAATGGCATTACTTGCCGAGCCTCCTAAACTAGTTCCTGCTATTACTAGTACTTCCCCAATTACATATCCGCCGCCGGATGCACTTTGGGTAACTGCGTAAGATACTCCAGTTTTAACTACATTAAACGTAGCTAGTGTTCCTGCGCCTGAGCTTGTACTACTTATGTTAGAATATGTAACAACATCATCACCGTATACACAATCAATCCATGTTCCTGATATTTGTGTAGAGCTACTTGGAGTGAAAGATGGACTGGAGAATGTTAGTCGAGGTTCAATAATGTATTGAGTGGTAACGTCTAAATTAGCTACAATAGGAGTTCCTAGAACAACGTGATCCCACCCAGCTGCATATACTGATACAGGCGATGGTGATGAGCTAGTAATTATTATTGCACTTGTAGCAACGCTACTAGTACCAACACTGAATAAATTACTGTTAGGAACTACAGCCATTGCATAATATAATGTAGCAGGTAATAAATTTGTTCCTACCGTGGCGCTTACATACATAGGCATGCCGTTATAAACACTAACGTTGCTACCAACTGTTAATGTATTTTGTGTAGCAGAAATAGCTGCACTAGTACGTGTTTGACTTGCACTGACACTATAGCTTAAACTTGTTGTTGGCGTTCCAGTTGCAGTTTGATTAATACCGTATGTTCCTAATCCGCCAGCTGTGTAAACACTTGTTGACCCGCTTACGTTACCGACTAACGTGTTACTAATAGTAATTATACCTGTAAGATAGTTAACCGCAGTTACATATGTGTTAGCAAGCATACCGCTAATTGGTGCAATAAATTGTCCAATTACTACATTACTAATAGAACCAACGGTAAACGAAGTCAATGTTATTGAAGTAGTTCCGCTAGTTCCAGTGAATGTAGCTGTTGCAAGAGCTGTGGCTCCTGTTGCGCTAATTTGCGCTACAATATAAGTTCCAGCTGTTATAGCTCCACCAAGCAATAAAGCATACGGTGTTATACCAGTACTTGTTGCGCCAGCTGATAACAATATACTGGAAACGTTAGTTACCGTACCAGCTGTTGGCGTAGTACCTCCAAAAACTGTATATGTTATACTAGTAGTACTAACAATACTTGTAACTAATACGCTAGTAGGACTTCCACCGTATAATGTTCCAGTACCAGTTGTTGCTGTTATTGGCATACCGACATAAAATCCAGTTGTTGAACTCATGTTGGTAATAGTGGCTGACCAGGGACCAGTTCCTGTAATTGAGCCAATTGTTCCAGTAGTGCTACCAATAACACTTGCAAGACTTGCTGAGCCAATTGTTCCACTATTAGTACTAGTAATATATGTTCCAGCTGTAATAGTTCCAGCACTAGTTAAAATCATACCAGGAGTAAATGATCCAGTAAGTGTTCCAGTAGCTGTCATATAGCCACCGCCTGCGCCAGTCGTATTAGGATTAATGATTGCGGCGGTATTGCTTGCACTAGCATTTGTTGTCACAGTAATAGTTAAAGGTGCAAAACTTTCTTTAGCCATTAATGCAATTTTACTTCCTGAATTGAAATCAGCAACAAAACCTGTTTGTCCTACACCTGCACCGCCAATTAGATTTAATCGCATACCTTTGTATGCATTAGTAATTCCAATATCAGTTGCCGCAATTGTTATTTGGTATGTATTACCAGTCTGTCCTGTATTTGTAATGGTAACATAACTAGATCCGTTTGTTAATAAACGAACTTCATAAGCAGCATTATCTCTAAATTCATTTGCAACAGCACTTACTCCATATCCAGTTGAACTATTAAACGAATATGTTGCTGTATTGTAAGCAGAACCTGCATTAGAATATTCTAAACGGTAAATTTTATTTGAATTATCTGTATATACGTTAGCAATCTGTGCTTGAAATGCTCTATTGTTTACGTTTGCAATAATTGGAGTTTCTGAAGCATCGTAACCTTCTGCTACTACACCAAATGTTCCATAAGAACTATTTCCATTAGTAGCACGAATTTTACCACCAGCTTCTGCTAGATATCCTGCTGTGTTATAGTATGCAAACACTGAAACTAATTCAGTTAAGGCATTAGATCCAGTGCACCAGCAACCAATACCATCACTTAGTACCTGTGTGAAATCGTTGGCAACTATACTTCTGTTTCCGCCGTTGTGCAATGTTCCGTCAATTTTTAATCCAACACATGCAGTACCAAATGTAGTAACGTTTTGTACATAAGGCGATTTTCTAAAAATCCACACTGAAGAATCTGCTGGCCCGGTGCCTGGATCTAAACTTACATAAGCACCTGCTGTTGGTCTGTACGATCCAAATGCATTTGCAGATGTTAACGTTCCTGTTAAACCAGATAAAGTCATATTTCTGATGCCGGCGCCATTTCGTACATAGAACATGTTAGCTGTATTATAACTTGCAACTAATGATGTACTACTAATTGACCAACCATTAATATTATTAACAGTATATGTTCCTGTTCCGCCAGCATAGAAGAAATAAACTGTAGTACTAACGCCTGAAGTTAATTCGTTGCTTAATTTTATTGTTGTGCCATTGATAGAAGTTACATATGTATTTGCTGGAATACCGCTGATAGCACCGCCGTTACCCGATACAAACATACCAACAGCAATACCAGTATTGCTGGTTACGGTTAAGTTAAAACTTCCGCTTGAACCTGTTGACGCTGTATTCGCTGCCGCTGTACTACTTGCACCAGTTAGTTGTGCTGTTATTTGTAATGGTGCTGTAATTGTTGCAGAACCGCTTACAAACATTCCGCTTATAATATTACCAGTTGCTGTAAAAGTAGTACCAGTAATAGTAGCTGCTGGAGTTAAAGTTATATATGTTCCGGCAAGAGCATTTGCATAACTACTTGAGAGTGTTAAAGTCGTAGCAGTTAAAACAGCTCCTACAAAATATGTGCCAGCTGATACACCGCCACCGCCAGTGCCAGTAATAACAAATTTGTTACCAGTTTGCAAACCGGTTGTACTAGCAACTGTAAGTACACCGCCGCTACCAGTTGATCCGTAAATACCAACTGCTGCAGCCGTAATATTTTGACTTGATAAAATTGATGTGATTGCTGATGCTGTAAGGGTATTACCGCTCACAGAACCAGTAAATCCAGCCGAAGTGATTAGAGGTTCAACAACAACACCACGTAGTTCATCACCAACTAGTGCTGTATTTTCAGCTACGCTGATAGGAAGTACTTCTTGGTATGTTCCATTTTTAATATTAATTGTGCTAGTAACACCTTGGTTTGCAGGAGGAATACTTGCTGTACTTTGAGCTGTTAATGCTGTTGTAATTATTCCAAATAATGTAGTAATAGCGGAACTTGAACCAGTTTCAGCTGTATAGTTAGTATCAATTGCCTGACTAATAGCAGATCCTGCAATATTTCCACCGCTAGTATATGATGCTGTATTTGTACTTGAAACAGTTACACTAGTTGCTGATAATGCTACTACTGTATATGTTGTATTATAGCTAGTAGGGACAACTGAAGTAACTGTTATAGTTTCACCTATAACAAATGGTGAACGAGTTTGCGATGCAAAACTAAACGTTACTTGGTTATTCAAACTAGTAATACCAGTAATTGCTAGCGTTGTTAATGCCGCAGATCCACCTGTTGTATTTTGATAAGTTGATGCTGGCGCACTATTAGCTATAATATTTTGTGAAATTGTAGCAAGACGACCTAACGATGCAATAATAAATGGCATTGCGTTTGTTGTTGCTGTATTATAGAATAAATTAGATCCTTGTTGGAAATAAGAATATGCTGCAGCTACTGTTTGACTATTGCCGCCACGTGCCAGGTCGTATATGATTGCATCTATAACATATCCTGCATCACGCTGAGTTTTATACGGATCGTAAACTGACGAACCGCTAAATGGTGTGTTATTATTGGCTGCTTGATATGTCATCCAATTGTACATTTCAGCTACTAAGAAATTTTTGTTTTTTGTTAGTAGCGTTGTAGTATTTGTAAATGCTGTTCCAGCTAATACTTGGGCACAAGCATATGCAATAGTTTTCCATGGGCGGTCTAATGTATTTCCATATGAAGGCAACGGTGCATCTACACCATTAGTTGCAGACACATAGAACACATTACTAACGACACCAAAATAATTCCAAGCAGGGATACCTGAAGGAGTTACTCCAAGTATTTGTCCTGATGATCCAATTGGCAATCTTGTTGGTCCTGACGGGCCTTGATATATCATATCGCCCTGTGTGGTCATAACACTTGTAATTGCACCAGCTGCTAGTAAATTCCAATATGCTCCAACTGTGTCACTTGCTGGTGAATTTCCGCTAGATGCGGTATGTGCTTGTACACAAATAAAACTGCTATTGCCGTATGTAATAGCATCGCCTAGTACATATATTGTACTGGTCGCCCAAGTTGTTGAATAACCAGTATTAGTAACAGCACCAATCACGCCGCTTGTTTGTGCCGATACTGTTACAATGATATCATTTGCTGGACTAATTCCGCCAACACTTGTTCCTAAAATTTTAATAGTATCGTTAGTAGCATAACCTGTACCACCTGCATTCTTTACAACAAGATAATAAGTGTTGCTTATAGTAACATTAAATGTAGCGTCTTGTCCAGTACCTACAACATTGGTTCCTGTAACTCCTGTGAATGTTTGAGAACTTGGATTCCAATAAATTCCACTATTGAGTCTAGACCAGTATGTTGCATTGCCTGTACCTTGTACTGAAGTTGCGTTCGGTGCATCAAGTAATGCCGTATAAGTATAACCGTTTTGACGTACTACATCGCCTACTTTATAACTTTGAGTTCCGTCAAATAATGCATCACCTCTGAAATTAAATCCAGTAGTAAACAACTGCCAATTTCCGCCTGATGCAAGTACATCGCTTTCAGGATTTACACTGGTGTTTAGTCTTTGCGCTATAAAAGCATAGCCACCGTATGTAACTAAATCACCAATTTGATAAACTACTCCGGTAGTCCAACTATTATAAAATTGCAGGCCGGCAATAAAAATTGACCAAGAATTTGAATCAAATGCTGTTTGAGAAGTATGATATGCTGTACAAATATAAACATCCGCACCGTATTTTACAACGTCATTAACTTTATAACGAACAGAACTAGGACTCCATGTTCCTAAATAATTAATACCCTTGTTAAAGTAGTCCCACTTGCCTTGATCGGCTTCTAAGCCCGATGTTGCAGATGATGCACTGGTATGTCCAAGATTACATATGTAAGTTTGGCCGCCGTAAAGCACAACATCATTGATACGATATCTAGTAGATGTAGTCCATCCAGCAGATATCCAATTAAGACCTTTAGTATAAACATCCCAATAACTTGATTGATCTTCAAGACCTAATGTTGTTGTTGCAGAACTAGTATGCCCTGTATTACAATAGTATGATATACCGTTATATTTTACAACATCTCCAATTTTGTATCTAGTTGATGTATTCCATCCAGCGGATACCCAATTAAAACCAGTTGCATACAAGTTCCATTTTCCAATATCTGCTTCTAAACCTGTTGTAGTTTCGGTGCCAGCTGTGCCCGTGCCAAGACTTGAACTACTAGTATGCCCTGTTGTACAAATATATAATCTTCCGCCATACGCTACAAGATCATTAACTTTATAATAGGTACTAACGGCCCAATTGTTCATCCAAGTGGAGCCGTCTGACACTTGTTGCCAGTAGGAATTTACAGTTAAATCTGTATAAAAATTAGCGTTAGGTGTGTGACCAGTGACACACATATATGTTTTGCCGCCGTATCGAACGATATCGTCTTTAACATAAGTTGCTGTGGCACTAGACCATGCACCTTGCCATATAAAACGTAATCTTCCTAATTTAAATTCTGCCATTGTAAGCTCCAAAAACTATCAAGTTATTATATTTATTTAAAATTATCATTATGTAAAATCAAATCCTGATTTTAAAAACATTGTCATTGCAGGCATATTTCCGTTAATGCCTTTTGTTATTAATACTTTTTTAGCCATTTTTACCGATCCGCCAGCTGTATTGTAAATTCGTTGATTTCCAATTGCTGTAACACCTGCTGTTAATAATGCGGTAAATGCATTTGATCCACCGTTGGCAATATTTCTGGACAGATATGCCTTAATTGCTTTTTGGGTTGGAACAACTACATCGGAGTTTTGTAAGAAATACGCATCAGTTGAAAAAGAATTTACCGTTATGGTTGGGGATCCTAACAAGGTTAAACTTGTGATACCGCCAATATTAACAACACTTGCTGCAAGTGTAACTATTCCCGATGCTTGCTGTACAGCAAATAATCCACCTACGTTAAAGTTTCCGTCTTGATTTGTACTTGTATAAAATACTCGTCCGGTATTGTTTTCAACAGTTTGGAATGTTTCGTTCGCTGTTCTTACATCCACATTTGGATAGTTTGTACTAGAGAAGTTTCCAGTTCCAATAAGTAGAAAGTCGTGTCCTGTTAATCGAACTTGACTATATTTTTGTCGTATAGTTACACCTTGTCCGTGTATAGGGCTTATACTCCTATCAATATCTGGTGTTACCTGCAAAGTAGCAACACCGCCTACCAAAGATGTATAGTTTAAAACTATTTTATAAACTGTAGATACTCCAGTAATAACCAGGTTAGATCCAACAGCTGGTAACGATGCTAAATTATTCAAAGTAAGGTAACTAGATATTTGATAACTATCTGCAAAACCATCACCAGTTAGTGTACATTTTGTAGTTGACGTTTGATATCCGTTACCCCTATTAGTAAATGATGGGTTACCAAGTACTCCTGTAGCTGTTCTACATAAAGTAGTTGCCGCTGTTCCACTACTTAAGGCTATATTTGGATCTGTTATAGTTGCAGTAGGAGTCGAACTATAGCTTGATCCTGGTTCCCACATTCTAATAGAACTAATTTTACCAGATGCTACTACAGTTCTTCCACGAGCTGTTGCTCCTGCTGTAATAATTGATGTTAAACTAGTACTTTGCCCTGCACCGCCTGTGATAGCTACCCATCTTGGAGTTACTAAGCCGCCAATAGTTGGGTTGCCAAAAGCAATTCCTACCCAGTTTGATACTTGAGGTAATAATCGAGTGATCCAATTTAAACCGTCTTGACTGGTTGCTCCAATTGTTGAAGATAATGCTACAGCAAAAAATAAACCTTGAGCATACGAAACTTTGGACCAGTTTTGTGTACTAGGCAATCCGTTACTAGCAATCCAAGTAATACCATCAAAAGAATATGCAGATACTGTTCCTCCACTGGCAATTGCTACAAATCTTCCGTTGCCGTAAGAAACACTAGTCCAAACAGCTGATACTGGCATAGTTGTCAGCGTCCATGTTCCGCCATCGTTAGTACTATAGGCGGCTGTTGTAGTTGATACAGACTGTCCGGCTACCGCAACCCATGTAGCTGGTCCAGATCCGTAAACTACTCCGCACCATGTAGTGGTACTAGGTAAACTACCATTTTGTATCCAAACAGTTCCAGTTGTAGTATATGCTGTATAAGTTGCACCTATAGCTATAAATTTATTATTACCGTAAGCAACTGATGACCATAAATCTGATATTGGTAATGTAGATTGTATCCATACTCCTGGAGTCGTTGAATATGCAACTGTAGTTGCGCCTGCGGCTACTGTTACATAATAAGTTGTTCCGCTAATTTTTCCTGCTGCTAAAGAAGTGTATACTGCAGCATTAATGAATGTACTAGTCCACGATGTTCCGTTGGTAGAATATAAGGAATTACCAGATTGGTCTACTGAAACATAATATCCGTTACTATAGACAATTGAACTCCACGATGATGCTATTGGCAACACACCTGATGTAGAAGTATATGCAGGATCACTAAAAACTACTCTAGCTTCAACTGAATATACTGTTGTTGAATCCAATGTAGATGCTATAGGAGTTCCTGGCAAAATATTATCCCAACCTGCTAAACTAGTAGAATCTGCGTATATTGTTGCTGTTTTTGTGCTCGTATTATATGATTGGATATATCCGTATTGTCCAACTCCAGTTCCGCTAGTAATAAAAACACGCAGACCTAAATAATTAGCTGGCAAATTCTGATCATTACTGGCAAATATAATTGTAGAACTGGTGCCGCCTTGAGCATTATTACCTGCTGTTAAGTAACCATTACCACCTGCCGCTATAGAAGTTCCGGTAATACGTGTTTCAAATATTGCATTATCTCTAAATTCGTCAGCAATAACTGAAACTCCAGTACCTGCGCCTGTAAAACTATAGCTGGCTGTTGTGTAATTTTGTCCAAAATTACTAAATTCTAATGCTAAAATTTTATTTTGAGCCTGACCTGCAAATACTTCAGCTACTTGTGCTTGTGTTGCCCTATTATTAACAACAGGAGTTAGTGGAATTTCTGTGTTATCGTATCCTTCGGCTATAGCACCATACGTACCATACGAACAATTTCCGTTAGTAGCACGAATACGTCCGCCAGCATCTGCCAAGTAACCAACAGCATTATAGTATGTAAATACAGACACTAGTTCTGTTAATGCTCCAGACCCAGTACACCAGCAACCAATACCATCACTTAGTACTTGTGTAAAATCGTTGGCTACAATTGACTTATTTCCGCCATTATGTAATGTTCCGTCAATTTTCATTCCGACGCATGCGGTACCAAATGTAGTAACGTTTTGTACATAAGGCGATTTTCTAAAAATCCACACTGAAGAATCTGCTGGCCCGGTGCCTGGATCTAAACTTACATAAGCGCCGGCATTTGGTCTGCTAGTTCTATAAATGTTTGGAGATTGTAATACTCCAACAATTCCAGATAACGTCATATTTCTGATACCAGAACCGTTGCGTACATAGAACATATTAGCTGTTGAATATCCGCCTACAATAAGGATACTATTAAAATTAGCAGCATTACTAACAGTATATATTCCAGCACCGCCTGGAGTACCCGAAACTTGCGCGGTAATTTGTGTTGGCAATGTACAAACAGGACTACTAATGTACATACCAATTGAAATTGGATTGCTGCCACTAACCATAGAAGTCACAGTTAGTATTGTACCAGATCCGCCACTTCCGTTATTAATAGATCCATTAAAGCTAGAAGTTATCGGAGATGGCTGAACTATTGTAGTTCTTAATTCGTCTCCAACTAGTGCTGTGTTTTCTGGTACACTAATTGGAAGTATTTCTTGATAAGTGCCTGTTTTAATAAAAATTGTAGCAGTCAGTCCTTGATTTGCTGGAGGAATGTTTGTGGTAGTTTGATTTGTTAACGCATATATTATAATATTTGTTAAATTTGTAACCAAAGAAGCTGCACTTGTTTCTGCAGTGTAGCTAAGATTAATAGTTTGATTAATTGCGGACCCTACAACCGATGGTGTACCGCCTATAAACGAATCAACTACTGTACTTAAAAAAGTTACACTACTGGTTGTTACAGTAGAAACAGTATATGTTCCATTATAAGTAGATGGGATAACACCGCTTACTGTTATAGTTTCGCCTATTGAAAACGGTTCAGTAATTTGCGTAGCAAACGATATTACTACTTGCACTCCAGATGATGTTATATTTGTAATTGCCAATGACGTTGAAGAAACATTATTAGCTGATTGATAGCTTGTTGCTGGAGCAGTATTATTAACAGCATTTAATAACAATGTCTGGAGATAATTTAGTGCCGCTATAAAATAAGGCATTTCACTTGCCACAGTTGTATTAATAAATGTATTAGTTCCAGGAATAAAATATGCAGATGCTGCCGCTACTGTCTGACTATTTCCGCCTCGACCCATGTCGTAAACAAGTGCGTCTACAATATATTCGGCATCGCGTTGCGTTTTTTGAGGATCGTATGACGAACTAGTTGTAAACGGACTTAAATTATTTTTATTTTGATAAATCATCCAGTTATACATTTCTGCCACAGCCCATGCTTTATTGGCTTTCAGCAAATAATTGGCATTTGTATACAATGTACCGGCGGCAACTTGGGCGCAAGCATATGCAATAGTTTTCCAAGGAGAATTTATAGTAGTACCGTTAGTAAGACTGTCAGTTCCTGTGGTGTTTGATACGTAGTATACACCTGGTACAGCACCAAAGTTAGACCATGAAGGATCTGTTCCTGTTGATTTTAAAACATTACCGTATGTGCCAATCAATAAAGCCGAAGCTGGGTTAGATGATGCATATACTGGTAAATCTCCAACAGTTAGTAATCCATCAAACTCGTCACCTTGTACTAGTGTTTTCCACCATGTACTAGCTGAACCGGTATTACTCGGAGTGCTAGCAACTGATGACACGTGTCTGAGTATGCATTCAAAACTTGTTCCTTTATAAGAAACAACATCTCCAACGACATATGTTGTAGTCGATGCCCAGATATTTTTCCAATATCTTCCTGGTACTACTACGGTCCAATATGTTCCGTTATCAGTTTCTATGCCAGCTGTTGTATCTTGTATTGCAACATATAGATATCCGTCTCTTCTAACTAGACTACCAATTTTATACGGTGTTGTATTATTCCATTCACCTTGTACGCTGTACTGTTGTGTTAGTAATAACCAATTGGCACTACTAGTGCTTGGTACGTTTCCTGTATTATTTGATATTTTGCTTGTATAAGTATAACCACCATAACGTACTACATCGCCTAATTGATAGGTAGTTCCTATGACCCATGCATTTACAAATTCTTGGCCTGGAGTATATAGTGTCCAGTTTGAAGGATTAAATGTAGATGTTGATACATGATATGTACTGCAAATCCAAGCATTGGCACCATATGTAATTACGTCATTTGCTTTATAACGATAACTTGATCCGTTGTAAGTTGACAAATATTGAATACCGTTGTGTACTACTGTCCACTTGCTTAAATCATTTTCAAGACCTAAATATGTAGGTGTTGTGTAGGTAGCACTGGTGTGCCCGGTAGTACAACGATATAGTATACCGCCGTAACGTACTAAATCGTTAGCCTTATATGCTGTTGTTGGAGTCCAGTCTGTTTTCCAATCATCTGAAACACTAAATGTTGCCCATGATGATAAATTTAATTCTAAGCCGCCTGATGGAGGTAATGCTGTTGCAGCACTGATATGTGCCGTTGTACAAATGTACAAGGTACCTCCATAGCGTACTACATCTTTGACTTTGTATTGTGTACCAACAGTCCAAACAGATTTCCAAGATTCTGTAATTGCATACGCTGTCCATGAACTTTGATTAGCTTCAAGACCGCCTGCAGATGCTAGCGAAGCTGAGCTTGCACTAGTATGATTTGTTGAACATATATAAACTATTCCACCGTAATTTACTATATCACCTGTTGAGTATATGGTGTTAGTGGTCCATGTATTTTTCCATGTATATCCATCAAACCATAGACTCCAATATGCACTGGCAAGGTCTGTATTAAAATTAGAAGTTGCAGTATTACCAATTAGACAAACATAACTTTTTCCGCCGTACTGTACAATATCATCTTTAGTATAAGATGTAGATGCAACCCATGGGCCTTTCCATGTAAATCTAATTCTGCTTATTTGAAATTCAGTCATTGTTTATCTCTTGTTAATTAGTAGTTTTATACACCTGTTGGGTATGAATATGCTTGATTAACTCTAGCTACAAATTGCCCAGTAGTTTGATCTAAATAATAGTTAATATTGGCGTCAGCCCATCGATATTGTTCGTAATTTAAATTACCAAATACTAAATTATGATTAACATCTCTGCCTTCAAAAAAATCTACGCCTTCAGCAAATTGTATAAAATTATTTGCAGAATCACCTGCATTGTTAATTGTTACAGAATCGCTTCCTTGGATCATGTCAACTTTTTGAATGTATAAATCGCCTGCATCAGTTCTACGCAAACCGTAAAAGTATCGAGGTGTTCCACCTAATAGTCCACTTGAATTATCTTGTCCAATATAGCTCATAATTTTATTCCTTAACTAATCTCTACCCAGCTCATTACTACATCTAAACTATTATCTGTATTAGCTGTCATAACAACAGCCGTACTAGCTGCTAATATTAATTTTTCGCCGCCGTTAATAACTCGTAAACTTTGATAAGGAGGTACTATAATATTGCGCAAGTAATATGCTGTAGTTGCAACACCAAATCCGCCACCATTTGGGTCAGTAAGTTTTATGCTAATTGTTACAGGATCAGCTGTTATGTTTGTAACGCTCATACCAATAATAGTAGTCGTGGCTGATGCATTTGATGTTAACACCGTGGTAGGTGTTGTACCTAAATTTGCCGCTAATACATTTTTAAAAACTGATGTCATTATTCTTTATCCAAATGTTAAAACTGTTGCAATTCCAATATCAGATGCTGCACTACTAGTTATGCCTCCGTTATTTCCCGCAACACTAGCCCATGCAGCACCGTTATAAACTTCTACTCCTTGACTCACGGTATTAAATCGAATCATACCAATCTCATCTAAGATAAGCGGAGGTCTATCAGCATTATCTCCGACCGGTATAACTAAACCATACGATCCACCAAATTTATAATACCCGTTGCCAGTTGAAACAAAATTAGTAACAGCACCTATTACAGTGTTTGTAATATTATTATTACTAAAAGCTAAATTACTTAAAACTACGTTTCCGGCACCGTTAGGCGTTAAATTAATATCGGTGTCAGTTGTATATGTACTTATCGTATTTCCGGTGATTTCTAAATCCGAAGTTTTTAAATCGGATGTGGCAACAGAAGTACTGATAACATTGTCAGAATTGGCGGTTCCAACATATATATTTTTCCATTTTAAACTAAGAGATCCTAGACTATGGGTATTATTTGTGTTAGGTAAAATATCGCTGTTAATTTCAGCATCAAATGTTACAGTATCAGTAGATGCATTTCCTAGAGTAATATTACCATCTGCAGTTATATCACCAGTGGCATGCAAGTTTCCGTTGACAAGAGTATTACTGTTTAATTTAATTTTGCCTGTGCCACTAGGGCTTACATTAATGTCAACATTAGTTCCAACACTACTAATAGTATTTGTAGCAATATTTAAACTGCCTACGCTGATTTTTCCTTGATAAACTACAGCATTTGTACCGCTAGGAGTAAGATTAATTGTATTATCTGAACTACTTAAAGTATTACCACTAAAGGTAAAAGTAGCTAGTTTGGCACTTGTAGTTGCTATTAAATTGGTAGTACGGATCGTGCCATTGACATCTAAGTCGTATTGTGGCGAGGCTGTGTTAATACCGACACGGCTATGATTAACATCTAAGTAAAGAAGGCTCGTCTCAAAAGCTAAATCTACTCCGTCGCGAAGCAAATTATCTTTTAAGAGCGGACCCGAAATTCGACCAACAGCCATTTACGCTCCCGTATACCCCGTGTTTCACGGTTAACCTAGTTTGAGATCACTCTCGCATCCTTTCGGCTCTTTGTCGGTTTACCACAGTTGAATATCGTAAAACCTTGGTCAGATTTTACAGTAATAGTATTTATAGGATTTTGGTTATAACCCTAGCATAAGGGTATAAATTAGTACTTCCTCTGAGTAAGTTGTTTGGTTAGCAATACCTCCTGGAGGGCCTTGCCAACTGATCCAGCCGTTATCTGTTGTGTATACCTGTCCAGTATTAAGTGTTGGATTAAAACGTATGGTTCCAACTTCAGGAGTATAATTTGTAGCATCGCCCAGTGGAATTACTACCGCACCAACATCGCCTGTTGTAAATTTATAAAGACCCTTTATAGGCAAATCAGCAGACTGTGCAAATGTAAGTACAGTTCCGGATGTATTACTGATTGTATTATCCTTAAATGTTAAAAAATTATTTAAATTTACTACACCAGCTCCATTGGGGCTAAACACAACTGAACTATCAGGAGTTATATTGTAAATTTGATTATTTGTTAAGTGTACCGATCCAATTGTAATATCATTAGATGATAATCTGTTGTTGATATTAGTTAATGTTGCATATAAATTAGTTGAGTATTCTGCCAACCATTGATTATTTGTATATCCAAGATTGTCTTTTAACGTTTCACTTGGTAAGATATCACTTGCAACTTCAGCGTCAAATGTTACTGTATCAGTTGGTTCATTACCAAACGTGATATTTCCATCAAAGGTAATACTACCGGTAGCATGTAAATCTCCAGTGATATAAACATCGTTGTTTAAGTTTATACTACCGGTTGCTGTAAAATTAATATCGTCGCTTGTAAGCGTACTTTGTATACAGGTTGTATTAAAATTTAAATTAGCAGTACTTAATGTCGGAACAACAATTGTAGGGTCGCTAGACTGGTCAGGAGATATAGTAATTGATCCAGTTGTAGCACTTATAGTGTTAGTATTGACAACAAAATTGGCAAAATCAGCTTCGGTATCAATTCGTACTATTGGAGCATTCGTGGTACTGTTTACAAAAAGATCAGTTGTAGGAGAGTTAAAATTAATACCAATGCGATTATTGGTAACATCAAAATATAAAAGATTTGTTTCAAATGCGAGATCAATTCCGTTACGCTTTAGATTATCTGCTAATAACGGACCGCTTATTCTACCTAGTTCTCGCCCCATGGTAGACTCCTTGTATTACTGGTCAAAACCATGTAATACAGTAACAACTTTTCCTAGTGGAACTGGACTACTGAAGAATATATAATATCCTGTTGTATATGCTCCTGGATGATGTATAGTGGGCGCTGGGTTTTGTACTATTGTATAGTTTGTTACGCTTATTTGAATAACATTTTCAACAATAACTAAAATATTTTTAGCCATTTGTACCATGTCCCAAGTCATGTCACTTTGTGTACTAGCATACGAAATAGGGGACGGAGTTAACGGGCCAAAATAGACTTCGTCGGCATCACCTGTACCAAGCGTTTGTTGCGTGATTAAACCAGGTTCTTTAAATCTTAGACTTCTCCAAGTTCCGCTTTGATACACTTGTACTTGATTATGGTCAACATTATAACGCATCATTCCATTTACTGGATTGCCTGGAATTTGTGCATCTGTTCCTTGCGGTAATACTAGACTACCAGAGTTTCTAGGATTAACATAGACGTTGGCATCGGCCGCATCTGAGTATACCGTTGTACTTTGCGGAATCCTACGATTTATATTTTGACGCTTGAGATATCGCATGTTATACTGGAATCCAACTTACTAGTACAGTTAGCATATTTGACACGTTACTAGAAACTACCAGTGTGTCGTTATTGCCAAATACTAATTTTTCTTGATCAAAACTTACAGTTTCACCACCTGGCACAGCCAGTGCGTTGACAATTTGATTGCTTGTACTCGGAGATCCAACTGCTCCTGCATCATTGGGCACAGCCCACATACTTATTACAGCGGTATCATCATTGCCAGTATTGCAAATCATAATACATGTAATGGCATTTCCAGTGATTGGAGCAACCGTTACTCCTGTAAATGCTGTATAAGATGTACTACTAGTTGTTATTCTTGTTGTTGAAATTGCCATTATATTTCCTTATAGTAAAATACTTAGTGCTACTGCACGTCTTCTACTAATTAATTCGTCCGGCGTCTGCGCGGCTTGATTATTTGTAAAGTACAAACCTGTGCCGCCAGCACCTACAGTACTACTAGAATATAATTTTGTATTGCCTGACGAATAAGCAGGTGTGTTCCAAGTCTGATCATCCAATGCTAAGACAGTAGCAACTTCTACAGAGTATCCAGATGATGTTGTCAGTACAAGATTATGTGCTCCAGTATTTGTAATTGTATTTTGATAAGCGTTTATATTATCAATAGACAAGCCGCCTGCATCTAACCTAGCACGAGTTAATTGAGAGATTTGAAATACAATACTGGATCCAAACGCTTCAATACTACTTGTTGAACTACCAATTCCTCCAGAAATAGGAAAATAAATTCTATCTACAGTGGCCACTCCGCCGCTAGCTGCAACATAGTTATACAAATATTTTCTGTTAATAAGATCGTTATCATTATTAACATTGTTTTCATAGCCGCCACTAGCATTTGCTACTCGTATCACATTAGTAGAATTTTGCATGTCAAATACAAAGTCAGTTGTACCTGAGTTAGCAATGCTAGCTACTTGTAGTCCGCTTAATTTTCCGTCAGCGGTTCGCATGACAAAAGTACCGTTGACAGTTGTTGAAGTTATCGGATCATAGTGTGGTACTTGCTCGCTAAAAATAACCTGAGCTGCACTATAAGATCCTCGTAAAATTTCAACACCGGATATGTATGCATTAGCTGCACTAATACCGTTTCCAGTTTGTCCTACATTTAATTGTAAAATGTTATCTCTAATCTGTGTATTTTGAGTTTCAATATAGGAATTCGTGCCTTTAACATCAAGATTACCTAAAATAGTAACTGTACCATATTTAAGAGTAGTGGTGTTCCACTGCGTGTCTAAAATAATGTTGCCATTAGGTTGAACACGCAGTATATAATCACCATCACTAACATTTACGACTTTTGTCATTAATTTTCTCTATTAAGCGTTTTCGATCTTTACATAACCAGCTGAAGCATTTGCTTGACCTTCAAAGAACTTCCAAGGTACAGCTCGGCCAGCGGCAAACAATGCGCCAGCTGATTTGCTTAAACGAACACATGCAAATGGATAAACAACTGCTTTGCGAGCTGTTAATTTCTTAACAAGATATGAACCGCCGTCTGCATCAAATGCCCAGATGTTCATTTGTGTGCCTTCGGCACCAACAAAACTGCTGCCAGCAACACCGTCAACTTTTAATTTACCAATAACATATCCTGTATCGCTATTACCAGTGTCATTTGAATTGATACGATAACGATCTGTTGAAACTTGTTTAATAATATCAACTTCTTCCAAACCAGCTACCCAAGCATAAGCAATAATAGCGTTTTCTTGATTGGTTGCTGAGCCAACATTTCCGCTATCAGTTGTTAAAACCATAGTACCAGTAGCACGAGTTTCGCTGTTTCCACCAACTGCGGATGAAAATGTAACTGGTTCTATTCCAGTGTAACCAGAGCCTTTTTCACTTACAGTAATTGTTTTAACACCGTAGTATACATCCAATGTGCATCCAGCTGCTGAACTTGCTGACAAATCTGCATGTGTCACTGTAGTTGCTGATGCACCACTAGTAACTGCTGTATAATCGCCTTGTTGTAACACTGTTACATCTTTAACACCCCAAGTAAAGTTACAAGTAAATCCTTGACCACCCAATGAGTTTACATGTGTTACTGTGCCTGTTGGTGGAGTAGTACCGTTGTAAGTGCCACGGTTTGTAAAAGTTACTCCAGTTACTGGACCAAGAGCACCGCCACCACTGATGGCTGCCACAGCTAGTACAACGCCATTGGCAAAGTTTAATGGATCTCCAACAGCATAACCGTTTGTTCCGTCATTGCCTGCAACAATACTCACTTGAGAAACTTCCAAATTGCCAACTGTGAATTTTGCTGGAGTTATATTTGTACCAACTAGTGTTAAAATATCACCAGTTAAGTAGTCTGCGCCAGGGCCAGTACCGTCAGTATTTACTACACCGTGAACTGCTTGCACATGACTTACGGTGGCAACAGCTGCCACTCCGTTAGCGATAGTAGGTGGTGCTATTGAGATTGTGGGGATTCTTTCCAAGTATGCACCGCTGCCGTATGATGTATCAGCTACCGATGCGCCAAATGTAACTCCTGCAAAGCCTTCGCCGCCAATGTGGTCATCACCATCATTTATTTCAGTGTCAGTATTTGAAATACCGTGTTGTGTTGTTTGATAGCCGCCAGTGCCTATGTTGCGGTTACCAAAATATTTTTTATTTAAAGGACGTCCCATTTTATTTTCTCCTTAAGAAAAGTGGCGTTCTAGGCCATACGCGGTTGGATTTCCGCATAAAACTCACCCCATGTGAGTCATTACTTTGTATTTATGCGTAGGTGACTCGTAAGGCTACTTGATCAACATAGGCAATGTCTCTATGTGGATATATTTGATTACTTTTAAAACTAATTACAATGCCAAATGTAGGATCAGTAACATCAGTATTAGATAATGTAGTTCCCCATAAATTATTTGATCCGCCGTAGATATTATAATCTCCTATGGGATCTACAGGTTCTTTTAAATCATTTATATACATACTGCTTTGTACAGGATTAATAGAACTAGCTAGATTATCTCCAATTAATTCGCCGTTTAAGGTTAACTGTATCAGTAAGTCTTCGATACGAGCAGCACGTTGTATGTTTAATTGAAATTCTATTCCAGTTAATGTGTTAGCATTTACAGGTATGTTAAAATCAGTTAACCATATCTGACTTGTGTTACTAAGAAACGTTTCCATCCACAACCCACTAATAGTATAAAGTGGTTGTTTGCTAACAGCATATAAACCTGTGCCAGTAATATAGTTTAAGTCTTTCCAATCAATACTAGGTATGCCTGTTATTTCATTAGGAATAGTTACTTGGTTAATTGTATTAGGAAGTAAGAAAGCTGTAGTGGTCATAATGTATTTACATAAAAAAAGGGCTCCGAAGAGCCCTTTGATTTATTACAAACCCTAGGTTTGAATTAGCTAAACTTAACGTTACCGCTATTGATAGCAACTAGACCTAAGTAGTCAGCTGCGTTACCTAGAGAAGAAGCTGTGTTAGACAACTCAACATAACCATAACGTGTCATGAATGAAACGACTGGTTCGAATGTTGATGGATCCAATACAACACCACTGCTCATCAATGGGATATATGGGCAATAGAAAGCAGGAGCATCGCTCTCGCTTGAGCCTTTGTATCCAATTAGGATAGGTGCTGTGTCATATGCATAGCTGTTAACATAAATCTTCATTGCGCCATTCAATGTACCAACAAACTTGGTGTTTGTAGGTGCTTCGAATGTACCTTCTGTTGTACGAGCAAATGCGCTAGTAGTAGCAGATTGTAGAATTGTTAAAGCAAATGGTGATACAACAGCGTAGTTACCTGCACCACGACGTGTACGTTGAGCGATCAAGTTGCTTACGCGATTGATCTGAACAGCTAAAGCGGCATGCTCATCACCAACGAATGTAGCTGTACCGCTAACGGCAGCTTGGTCATAAGTTTGTGTAGCTGTACCAGCTAATGAAGTCAACGAAGCGATAATTTCTTGGTCGATTTCAGCTGTAATTTCTTGTGCCAAAGCAGCCATAACTTCTGCTTCAACGTCAATACCTTGTTGGGCTTGTGCGTCTTGAGCAGCCTCGAATGTCCAACGTGCAGACAATTTACGAGTTTTAGCTTCAACTGTTTGTTTCAAGATTTGAATGCTCATTCTGTTACCAGCTTGACCTTCTAAAGAAGCTGTAGTAGCTGCTTTAGCAGTGCCATCGTTCTGGTTGCCAGAGTAAGCACTAGCAATCTTGAATGGGCTTAATGCCTCTTCACCAGCTAGCACATTAGCGCCGCTTGATGAGTCTGCATAACGCACACGCAATGTGTGGATTTGACCGACAGGGCCAGTCATTGGCTGTACGCCGACCAACTCGTTAGCAATAACGGTTGGCATAACACGACGGATTACTGGAAGAATCACGCGGTTTAAAGTTGCAACGTTACCAGCAGAAGTAGCACCAGCAGTTGGAGATTCCATCAAATACTTGCGAGTATTTTCTAGAGTTACACCCATTACTGATTTTTTAGTGCCTTGTAAGCCTTCTAATAGGGCTTCTTTTGTTTCTGCCCAACGTCCATTAAGTAGTTCTGACATTTAAATTCTCCTTAAATTTTAAGTCCGGCGAGCTTACGAATATCAATAATGTTATCGACTGCCTCGCTGCTACGGTTGGTGTTGGAAATCTTATTTCCATAAATTTCTTTAGCCTCTACTAGTGCCTGTTTCTTCTGCGGAGCCTTACCATTAATTACTGACGGCAAGTACTTTTCAAAACTTTCGTTTAGACGTTCTGTTTTCACAGTCTCCATTAGCTCTCCCATAATTGCACGTTGCTCACTGTTAAGTGGAGCAAGTAGTTCACTCATGATTGCTTTTCTTTCTTGGCTCTCTTTAAGAGCACGGATTTCAGCTTGTTTACTTTCTAAAATTTGTTCAGCTTTAACAACAGCTTCCGCTGCTTCTTTCATTGCCAAATCTTTCAAGTCTATGACCTTGAGTAATTTTGCTGTTTCCGATTTTTCATTTAGGTAGCTTGCAGAATATTCTTGAGCAAAAGCTTCGAATAATTTACGGCCAAAATCTTGTCTACGAGCTGCTTCGATGTCTTCTTTCAATGATGTAATTTCAGAACGTAAGTTCTTGCTTACAACACCTTCAACCATCTTAGCTGCACGAGTAACGAAATCTTGTTTTACCTTCTTGATTTCTTGACGACCTTCGCGAACTAAACGTACTTTAGTTTCTGCTAAGTCTTGTTTGTCTTTAAAGAACTCTGTAATTTCTTGAGCAAGAGCTTCAACTACAAATTGTTCCAATTTTCCGAACTTACTAGCCATTGCCATTTGATCTTCGTGTAGTTCACGTACTTCAGAAGCTAACTGACGAGTAACAAATTCACTCATTACTTTAGCTGTCTTTTTACGTTCTTGAACTAGCTTAACTTTCATTTCAGCTAGTTGACGACGATCGTCTGCAAATTCAACAATCTCAGCAGATAATTGTTCAGAGATCATACGATCTACTGCTTCAATCATTGTGTTCTTGTCGTGTTCGTATTTTTGTGCGAATTCTTCGCGTAGTTGTTGAGTCAGAACCTGACGACTCTCGCTAATGCGAGCTTCGAAGGCCTGTTCAATTGACTCTTTAATCTCTTCAGAAATCACATTGTTTTCAAATAAACTTTTTAGCGCATCCAACATATGATTCTCCTTGTTATTGGAGTTTGCTTATTATTGATAATAAGCTCTCTTTGAGATATTTCTGTGCCTTAGGATCGCCTTTAACCTCTTGCGCTATGCGCAAGCTACTTAATCCTCCTCGACTATTCATCAAGTGTTCATAAATTGGTGTTGGGTACGCTCCCGGCGCACTAGGTTGAGCTACCATATCTACTGTGATAATCTCAAAATCTGATACTTCGCCAGTGCCGTCGTCCTTGACGTTACCGGATCCGCGACTTGAAACACCTAACTTGACGCCGCTTTCCAGCATTGTCTTGATAAGTTGTCCCATAGGTGTTGGAAGTATTTTCAACTTCCCGTAACCATTAGGACCGTCCATCCACATATTTGTTATCATGTGGCTTACGCGGTCCAGGTTAATTTTTAGATCATCTGGATGATCCACTTCTCCGAGAACTGAATAACCGTTCTGAATCTGATCGTTAAGGGTCTTAACAGCCTTGCCAATCTCATTAACAGGGTAAACACGCTGGTTAGCGTTACGTATACCGCCCTGGATGCAAATCCCGGACATGTATAAGTTTTTCCCATCTTTGTCATCAGATTCAACGATCATTTTTGCTTCGTTGAAACTGAGATTCTCTCGGAGGTATAACATATTTTTCAATGTCTCTATCTATTAACGAATCTTTCCGCCGATAAGACTTTTCTTATCAACATTACTTTCGCCTTTGCCTTTCTTCTCAGCACCGTGGCCTGGTTCTTGCTTTTTAAAGCTAGTTTTACCAGCATTGGCTTTTACGCTGTTCTGAACATCACCAATTAATGGCTTTGTTGTTGGAGCTGCTAAACCACCTTGTGTGCCGCCTTTTTCTGTTGAAAAACTTTGTGCAATGTTCTTTGCAGAACCGCCCATGTCGTTCTTCATGTTGTCAATTGTTGACTTAGTATTTTGTCCGTTGTCACCATGGCTAACAGATACTTTCTTGTAGTATTCCATAACTGGCATATGTGAACCTTCGTCATCCATGCCCATTTCCATGTCATCATCGCCGCCCATACCTGCATCATGGATAGCATCCATGTCATGGCCGCCTTCTTCGCCTTCTTGTGACAATAGTTGTTCAAATTCTGCTTTTAGGTCTTCTAATGCATCTTCTAGATCCATTACACGGTCTTCCATGTCACCGCCTTCTGCGTCGTCTTCGCCGCCGAATTCGTCGTCTTCACCGTCATCTTCACCATCATCTTCTGGCTCTTCTTCATCGTCTTCACCGCCAAAGGGATTATCCTCGCTGTCGTCATCACCTTCTTCGTCAGCGCCTTCTTCTTCCATGTCTTCTTCCACATCTTCTTCAGCACCTTCTTCTTCCATGCTTTCTGATTGAGTATGGCCACCGGCTGCGCGGTTAGCTTCTTCTGGGCTGAAATCTTCAGCTAGAAGTTCTTCATAAATTTCACGTGATTTTCCAACAACGATGTTGTGAAAAATTTCTTTTGCTGCGTCTTGATCTTCATTGATCAAAGCTTCAAGCATAGCTTCAAATTGAGCGCGGTCAGTCATGTTTATTCTCCTGTGGTATGATTGTTGATACAAGGCTGTATTATATTTACACTATTGTTAAAAAATAGTGTACTTATATAGCAAAAACAGTCGTTTTTGACTATTTTTATAATTATGCGGGCGGGGCCGGCGGAGTTGCATACATTGAATGTATGAAATCTAATTCGTTTTCTTGTTCTAGAATATGTGCTTCAGTACTTTTACGTAGTTCATTAATTTGTTTTAATGTTAATCTAGTTTTGCGTGTATCGTCTCTGTGCAAAACAGAATCGTCACGTTTAGGCTCGTAGCGTAAATCATTAGCCACGTGCCTAGTTTCAGGATCAATATAAAACAATTCTCTTAATATCATCTTGTATTTATGCTGGAGGTGCTGTAGGAGTTCCTGCTGGAGGTGCGCCTGGCGCGGTATCGGCACTTTCTTCTGGTTGCATATCTTCTGGTGCTGTTAAGTCTCCGGCGGCATCTAAATCACCTTCAATACCACTTGAACTCAAGCCTGCACTACGTAATTCACCAGCAGCATCTGTAGTAGTTGGTTGTCCTTGACCGTTTTCTTCTGCCCAATAGCGTTCGTTTTCTGCTACTTCTTCGTCTGTTAGTCCTAAGAAACGTTTGAGGGCAAAGCGTTTACTCATGAAAGGAACCGCTTGAATAGTGTTAAAAGTATTAATACGCTCTGCATCAATGGCTGCTTGACGTGAACTTGCAAAGTTCATTGGAGGATTGAAGTTTAATTCAAACAAACTTGAATCAATATTCAAACCCTTGCCATGCATATACATTTTGAATTCTTCGTCAAACACTGTTGTTAATAAACTTTGTAGTCTTTCACAGTATTTGTTAAAGCGTAATTCTTGAATGTAAGCTGTACCTACTCGTCCATCATTGAAATTGCTTTGTGAATCATCTGCACCTGTAGGCAAATAGCTACTAGGAATACGCAATCCACGGAATAACTTGTTAGTAAAATATTTCAAGTCGTCAATTTCACCAATATTCTTACCGCCTTCTAGCATTGTGACGTCTGATCCTTTGCCGTCTGCTGTTTTAGGGAAGAAATAATCTTCGTTAATGCTTAGAGGGTTGTATGCAGAGTCTATGACATTCTGTCCGCCTCCTGTTTGTGACGGAATACGGCGCTGATGAATTTCGTTTTTAACACGTTCTACAAATGCCATAGCCAAGTGACTAGGCATATTACCCACATCAATGTGGAATACTCTGCGCTCTGGAGCACGTTGTATACGATAAATTAGAATAGCATCTTCTAATAATTCTTTTTGTTTGTACACTTTGTAGATATTTTCTAACAAACTATTACCAAACGGATAGTTGTTATCTAGTCCTTCGCTTAGACTTAAATGTACAATATGCTCAAAATCAATAGCGTGTTCAGTTTGTTGTAGACCAAATCTGTTGCTTGAACTACCCGTTGAACCTTTACTTCCAGAGCCACTACCGCTGTATCCGCCTACTGGTTGTGGTCCTGACCCTGCACCTTGTTGAGGCTTAATAGTTGGTGTAATCTGTGTTGCAACTAAATTTACAAAGTTTGGCGCAAGGTCTTTAATTATAAATTGTTCAGGTTTTTTGCCTTCGCTTTCGTTGACAATAACTTTAATTAAGTTGCTTGGATCAATATAATTCCATTTTTGATTTTCAGGATCTCGAATAAAAAAACTATCGCCATATTTGAATGTGTTACGCACAATACGGAATATTTTTGTATCAAATTTTTGTAAAGTGTTCCATTGTTGCAGGTACTCTCCGAGAATTTTAATCTCAGAATTAGTTGCCTTTTGACGCCATTTGATAGCAAATGGGTTCTTACTATCTTTTAATTTTTGTGTACAAAACTCAGCTAAAATATCCAAAGCCGCGTTAACTTCTGGATCGCTGTCCATAACTTCGTATTGCTGATAACGTTCAATACGATTTGGGCTTCCTGTATATACATCTGGAAGATAGCTACTATAATTAGTACGAGCAGGTCCTGGACGATTACCGCTGCTTTGGCCGCTAATAGTACTTAACTGTCCACTGACTTCCACAGGGCTGAAATATTTTTTCCATGTCATTGTGACTTATCCTTAAAATGCTCTACCAGTTGATTTTGCCGCTGTCTTTGCTGTTTTGCTACTAGCATCGGCTGTAGTGGCACTGTGATTAATTAATTCTACCATATGTCTATTTAACATGATTAGCTGGTCGTTCAAATCTTTTAAGGTAGCCTCAGCTGTTTTTGCTTTGGGTGCTTCTTTAGGTGCTTCTTTAGGTGCTTCTTTAGTTGCCGCAGCTTTTGCTTGTTCTGATTCTCCAGGTTTACCTGTTGTTTTTGTTTCTTCTTTCTTAGCGGCCGCTTCGGTAGTTTTAGGAGCACTAGCAGTTGCAGCAGGTTTTGGTGCACCTGTTGTTTTTGTTTCTTCTTTCTTTGCGGCCGCTTCAGTAGTTTTAGGAGCACTAGCAGTTGCAGCAGGTTTTGGTGCACCTTCTGTTTTATTTTTTGCTGTGAGTTTGGCAAATTCTTCATCACTTACTTTGTTAACAATTTTAGGATTAAACATATCGCCAAGCATGCCACCTTTGCCACCGATAATATCTCCAAAACTTCCAGTTAATTTGTTAGCTTGCTCGGTGACATATCCTACATCTCCTGATTTTTTTCCTTTAGTCAAATCTCCTACCTTACCTGCTATGTCTGCACTTTTAGGAATCATTCCACCAAGCATTTTATTCATCTGTGATTTTGCAGATTCTGCTTGAGCAATAACTGCTTTAGCTTCTGGACTATTAGGATCTACAATTTTTCCGTTAATTTTTACGGTTGTATTTGCATTTTCAAGTGCGTCTGCCTGTGCTGTTTTTGTAACTTCTGATATTTTTGCAACTGTTTCTTCTTGCATACTTACTTGTTCGTTAGCTGCTTGTTGCTTTAATTCTTTTTCTCTTGTAGCACTATATTCGTTAAGATTCTCCATGACATCTTGCATTTCTCTTTTAGATGCCGCTTGCTTTTCAAACATTGCTTTATTAAGTGTTTCGTTTTCAATTGCAGCAAGTTCTTCGGTAGTTGCTTGACGATCACCAATTTCTGCTTTCATTTTAATAATTCGTTCACCGATCATCTGTGCTGTTTCAGCATCTTCTTTGGCTCCTTTTTCCATAGCTTTTGCATGGAACGATCTGTTTTCTTCACTGTATCCTTTATAGTCGTCAATTATTTTTTGCTGACTTTCTGTAAATTGTGAATGATATTGTTCTTGGGCTTTTCCTGCAACTGTTGCAGATTCTATACTTTTTAATCCCATATCTTCAGATACTTTTCGCGCAGCTTCCGATGCCGATATCTTAATTGTTGAAGATGCTTGCTCGTTGTCTGTTATTTTTTTCAAATTATTTGCGCTGTCATTGGAAAAACTTTGTATATTATCGTTCATATCTATATAAAAGTCATCCATACTTGCACTAATAGGCAATATTGCAGCTATAGCATCATCACTAAGACCTTTAACATTGTATCCTACAACGCTTCTTGCAAGCTCAGCGGCTTTAAATATTTCATCTTTCTTAGCTGCCTGATCAGCTAATTCAGCAGAAGTTTTTTTCTTAGTGTCTCCAAAGAAATTATCTTCATCTTTTGTTTTTGATTTAAACGCTTCTAATTGTTTTGCATTTCCAGAAAATGATATTTTAGTTTGTTCTTCTACTACTTTTTTAGTTTCTTCAATTGCAGAAGCTTTTTTAGTAGTTTCCCAACTAATGCCAGCTTCAATTTGTTTTTGTAAAGGCTCCATTATAGCCTTATATTTGTCACCTATTGCTTTACCTTCGTCTCCAGTCCGCATTTCATAAGAAACTTTACTTCCACCTAACTTGCTACCGTCACCCATTTGAGCTTTTAATTTTTCTCTAAGAGCAGCTCGCTCAGCTTGCATCTGTTCTCGAACAGCTGCCAATTCTTTTTCAGCAGCTTTGCTACTGTCATTTTGTACTTGTTTGGTTTCAGTTGAGCCGCCACCTGACATGCTACTAATAGAAGTGGATACTGATTTGCTAATTTCAGAAAAATTTACTCCTCCTGGAGCTTTACTTCCAGCACTTAGTTGTTTGCCCATAGCTTTAGTAGCATCAGGATTTAATACAGTTTCACCTTTGTGTATTTTGACAATAGCATCTTCAGGTTCTACAGCACTTCCAGTTTCTGCTAGTGTTCCGCCTGCACGTTTTTTAGTTGGCTCGTAGTCTTTAGGCAAACTACTAGCACCGCCTGTAGTTTTAGTAGGACCTTCTTTTCCTCCCGAAACTATTTCGTTTAAACCTTTAGCAATTTTTGAAGGAGCTTTTTCAGCTTGCTCCATTGTAGTAGCACCGCCAGAAACTTTCTTCATAGCTGCGTTCATAGCATCTATATAAGCAGGCGTGGTAGCTAATTTTTTGTTTACATCTTCAAAATTATGAGAAAGGCCTCCGGCTGCTATTGCAGCTGCTTTGTTCATTGCATTTAAATCTTGAGCAACTTTTTGTCCTTCGTCTGCTTCAGGCGTTGCTTTTGCTTTGCCGTTTTCATCTACTTTCAAACCAGCTTGAGTAGCTTGCACAGCTTCTCGTTGATCTTTAATTGCTTTTACATAGTCGCCGCCGTTTTTGTTTGCTTCACTTTGTACACTCATCATGGCTTTATTGCCCATGACAAGATTAGCCGCAGCTTGTTGTTGTTCTGCTGTTCCGCTCTTGACTAACCGTTTAAATTCTTCATCAGCCATACGACGTTGAACAGCCGCTTGTGCTTCATCCATTTGAGCTTGCGCTACTTTTTTCTGCTCGTCAGTTTTGGCATTCAACATAAGTTCAGTAGCTGCTTGATATTTGTTAGCTGCTTCTGGTCCCATCGCCTGCAACATGGCCAAACCTTCTTTAGTTTGCACTCCACCTGTGGCAATTTCTGTTGTCAGGCTCATAAATCCAGGGCCTAGTTTTTGCACTTGCTGTTGGACTTTTTCGTAATTTTCTCGTTGCTTTTCGTCCATTTGCATCATGGCTAACTGTGCTAAAGGTTTTTTCTCTTCAGCTTTAATGCTGTCCATGATAGCTTGACGACTTTGGCCAGTAATTTTTGCCGTTTCATCTAAACTCATTGCTAAATCAATAGCACTCTTGGCGATAGCAGCTTGTCCAGCTTTATCATTAGCATTTCTTTTGGCATCATTCATTGTAGCCATTGCTGTGATTTCAGCTTGCTCTTGCGCACTGATACCCATCTTGTTCAACTGATCACCAGTTTCTACAATTTGTTTCTGAACTTTACTAAAATTTAACGCACTTTGCTGTGCTGTGATACCTAATCCGCCAATACTTCCATCAGCTCGTTTGATTACTTCAGAGAATTGTTGCGTAGTTAGTCCTGCATCTCCTGCCATTCTAACAAACAATCCAATATTATTGCCGCCAATGCCTAACTCGGCACTAGCTTTATCCATATTAGTTTTTTGTTGTAATAACGCACCGCCAAATAAATCTAAACCTTTACCCAGTGCATTCAATCCAACAGCTTGAGCACCTTTAGATAACGCTGCTAATCCAGCTGTGGCTGCATCAGTTCCGCTGTTTAATCTATTAAATCCAAAATATAAACTGGCCGCGCCATCGGATAGATCTTTTAAACCTTTGTTTGCGCCAGCAGCATTTAGACCAGCTTGTTGCGGTTGAGCTGCACTATTGCCCGAGCCTTGTGCTAACAGTTTTTGTGCGGTTTCTTCAGATAATGGTGTTGCCATAATTTTTTCCAGGAAATGTGCGTATATAAATACTACATAAGATATTTATCTGGAGATAAACATGGTACAGAACCCTTTACAGCAATTTTTTAGACAACCTAAAATTTACATCAAATTACCAAGTCAGGGTGTGTACTGTCAGCCCGGAACTATACAAGGAGACGTGGGTAACATGCCTGTGTATAGTTTAACAGGCATGGATGAAATTATTTTAAAAACTCCTGATGCTTTGCTATCCGGCGAAAGTTCAGTTAAAGTTATAGAAAGCTGTGTTCCAGGAATTAAAAACGGCTGGGACATGAGCATTTTAGACAGTCAGGTTATATTTGCTGCCATGCGCATTGCTACATTTGGTAATGAAATGGCTGTTACTAACACTTGTAGCAGTTGCAAAACTGAAAACGATTATGATTTAGATCTAAGTAAAATTATTGAACATTTTAGTTCAGTGGTCTACGACAGCAAAATAGTTTTAAAAGAATTAATTATAAAATTACAACCATTAAACTATCGTCAAAGCACAGAGTTTAATTTGAAGAATTTTAGACTACAACAAAAGATTCGACAAACAGAAACAATAGAAGATCAAGCTGAGCAACAGCAACTGATCAATAAACTGTTTGAAGAACTAAGTGTAATTCAAAATGAATTGTACAAAGCATGTGTTGAATCTGTAGAAGTCAATAATAAAGTTGTTACCGAACGTTCGTTTATTAACGAATGGCTAGACAACTGCGATAAAGAAGTATACGACAGTATCAAGAAACATATTGAAGATAGCAGAGACAAATGGAAAGCACCTACATATCCTGTTAAATGTGACACTTGCGGTACTGAAGCTAAACTTTTTGTGGAATTAGATCAAAGTAATTTTTTCGACTAAGCCTAATCGGACTTAGTGGTCAAGAAATCCACGAAAGTTTGGTTAGGCTTGAAAAAGAAACAAAGATTTTTAAAGAAGATTTGTTTAGAATCTCGTGGTACATGCGTGGCGGAGTTACTGTAAACGATCTAATGGAGCGATACGGTTTCGAAGATCGTCAGATCATGTACGAGATTATTAAAGAAAACATCGAAGCAACTAAAGCTAGCCAAATGCCTTTGCTTTAATCTGGCTTCCATCCTGGCGGTTTCAATGCTCGCTTGACAGGATTAGTAGGATCTTGTATCATATTTTGATTATCGGGATCCACTACCCAGCCAGTTATATCCTGATTGTTACTGTGCCAGTTGTCATTGTAGTACATCTTACGGCCAGCAGCTGTTTTTCCAGTAGTTGGGTTAACAGGATTAGCTGATGTCCCAGGATCACTAGATGCTGCTATATCTTTTTGAGGATCAGTCTCACCGGTTGTTCCAGTTGGTGCTGCGGCTTTGTTGTATTCGCTATTAGGATTGTCAGCATTAGGAATTGAAGGACGTATTGCCTTTGGTACGTATTGTAATCCGTTATTAATAGTTTCGCCGATTGTTTGAGCCAGTTCAGGAATGTTATCTGCTATTAATGCCGCAATATAGTTTGCATTATCTTTGTTGTTAATCCAAGATTTAATAGCAACGGCACCGCCTAACAATACTGTATTAAATCCAGGAATGTGTTTTGTTATTGTTCTTAAAAATGGGCCACCTGTTAGTGCATAAAAAGCTGTTGTGCCAGCAAGTACTGTTGCCCAACGAGCCAACATAATAGTGGCTTCTTGATTCAATACTGCATTGTATTCGTCTTCAGTCCATGCACCTGTATCTAGTTTAGTTTTTTTGTAACCATCCATCTTGCTTACAAAATCTAAATAAGGCTGTATCAATTCCTTAATATTCCAACCCCACAATGCAGCCTTTACAGATTTAGTAATTACGCCCCAAGCTGAAATCTTTTCCAAACCAAGACCTAAGCTACCAATTTTCATTTGAGCAGTAGCTGTTGCTTTTTTAATAACAGCCGCATCTAATTGTTCTGCTTCCATGCCCAGACTATCAATAGCTTGTGCTCTAAGAGTTGTTTGATTAGGAACTGCTTTGCCAGCTTCTTTATACTCTCTTTCCAAATTCATCATTTCTCTACTGACTTTGGCATTATTTCTACGCAAATACTCAGTAGCAGCATCTGCGGCTTTCATGTTTTTGTTTTGGGCAAGTACAGCTATTTCATCAGCAATTTTATCTTCTAAAGCACCTGCAGCACCCCTAAGAGTCTTGATAGGACTTGAAATAAATTGTTTTCCTTTAGCCAAGGTACTGCCTAATTTCTCAATTCCTTGAGATATTGCACCTTCATGAACTTTCTTTTCAACAATTATTTCGTAGACTTTCATTACTTTAATCCCTATAAGATATTTATCATACTGTAAAGATGAACTACGTTCATCTGTTCTTCGCTTTCGCTCGAACTTTTTGTTTCTTTTTTAATTATTATCAAGTGCGAAGCACTGTTAATATTATCTAGATTGTTCAGTCACACTTTGCCCAGGCAGGGCAAAGAATAAAATAACATTATCTGAGTTGCACAATGTCACACTAGCGTTACTGCATTACTGTGGCGGTTGTCCGGTACCACGAGCAGAGTCTTTATCACAACGGCGGCTTACAAATATACGCTAACATATTTGTAAACGTGGGTTTTTCACCCTCCTTTTGCCTTTTTTACTATTTTTAAACAACCAAACAGCGGCATTTTGCTATCATCGTCCTGTTAAGGATAGTGGTTGAGTACTCACAACGGCGAGAGATTTCCGTCCCTGCGACCCGAGGTCCAGGTATAGAGCGCACGAAATTAGCCTGCGCCAGCTTTAACCGTTTAATTGTTTGCCTTTAATGTGGGAACCGTGTACCCGAACCTGTATGTGCCCGTTATAATAGTCGTCAGATTCTAAAACTCTACGACTAAATTGCTCTCTTGCCTCTATGTAACTGCATTCTGATTTGGATTTACAGTAATAAAGTATTTCTCTACGGAAGTTTTCGGTACCTAACTGCGTAACATCTTTGCTAAGTTCAGGGCTAGAACCATAATATTCTTGCCAGTCGCTATCAATTTTGCTACGGATTTTCTTTTTTTTCTTTGTGCCGTTCTTTAACTTTAAAGTTTTGTAGGTCGTTTTACTAAATTTTGCTAATTTTTTGCCTATGTACATACGCCCGGTAATTGTATTTGTTATATTATAAACAAACCCAACACAATCTTCGGGCAATTCTGTGATTAATTGATTTTCGTAGTACCAAGACATACACTAGTTAGTGTTATCTGGATCCTCCGACTGTGCCTTTTGATTTTCTTTCTTTGCTGCCTTGTCTTTGTCCAGCCACATTCTATATTGTTGAACATGCCCTCTACGTTCTTTTGCTATAATTCTAATCTGTGCCAACCAGTAGCGCATGTTTTCGCCTGCTCGTCTTGAGCCTCTTGATTGCCAATTTTGATTTGCCTTGAAATATTCTCTAAAAGCCAGCATGAGTCTTTCATGAGATTCCTCATTTTGTTCTGGACTCGGCTCTACATGCTTAGACATTTGGACCTTTTATCTTCTCCAACAGTTGATAATGTTCATATTTTTTAACATATTCTGATTCTTGGTCATAAGTTGCACACTGATTTAAGGCCTGTTCACACGCCCATTTTAACAAATACAAGTCTTTTTTACAATCCCATTGACTATTTGTATTGCGTCTAGGACTGTTTACTTCAGTTTTTATACGTTTTATAAGCTCAATGGCTTGACCAGTGGACCATTCCTTCACTCATTGACCTCTAAATCATTTGCATAACTGGTGTAACCGTTTTCTTTAATAACTTTTAGCACATTGTTTACACGACCAATTAGTTCATCCTTGTGACTGATTAAGAAAATATTCTTTTTACGTTCACGCGACATCTTTTTAAGTACAGCTAATGCGCCTTCAACGCCTGATGCATCAAGTCCGTTGTCAATAAGCTCATCGACAAACAGTAAATTAATCTGCTGATACAAACTTTCCCATACATCTCTAAACGACCAAGACAGGCCTAGAATCAAACGATTACGTTCGCCACGCGACAAGTTGTCAAAGTCTAAGTCTTGCCCAAGCTGTGTAATTTCCACAGTTAAATCGTTTTTAAATACAACAGTATGCGGTAAGCCCATCTTGTCTAGATAGTAAGTAAGACGATTGTTTAAGTAGGCTAGATTTTGATCTATAATCTTCTTGCGAATAAAGCTGTCTTTACTTGTAAGTAGTTTAAGCAAGAACTCTTGATGTTCTTTTAATGTATTAAGTGTGTTTACATTATCCCAAGATATTTCTTGCATAGCGGTATTGGTCAATTCATCAATTTGATCTTGATAAGGATCGCTTTCGCCAGCTTTAATTTGTAATTGTGTTTCAAGTGTCTTGAGATTGTTCTGATGTTTAAGTGCTTGCTCTATTGTATCGTAATAAGTTTCTGGGCGACTAGCAACTTCGCCTGTACCGGCAATCTCAGTTGTAATTTTAGTAAGATCCTTACCGACTTTATCAAAATACATGACAGCTTCATCAGCATTAGCCTGTGCTTGCTTGCTCATTTCTTCATGCTTATGGTCATGTAGTTCTTGTTCACAAGCGTGACACTTTTTATCCTGCAACTTAGCAAGCTCGTCAGCGTATTTTTTTACGCTTCGCTCCGCTTGCGCTATCGCGCTTTCGAGTGTTGCCCTCTCTTTGTTTAGACTCTTTAATTTTCTGTTTCGTTCTTCGTAATCTTTTAACTCGGCATGTTTAATTAATTCGCTATCAATGTCTACATTCTCAAGTTCGACAATAGCACGGCCTATTTTTTCTAGTTCTTGTGTATGCTGATTATTCCAAGCACTTTGTCTAGTTAAAATACCATCAATACTTTTTTGAATATTTTCATTAGATCGTTTAATTGCTTCTATATTTGCAGATTCTTGTATGATTGTATCTTTAGTCTGACGAATTTGTTCTTTAAGAGCTTCTGCTTTTTCACTCAGTAGAGTAATGCCAAGTAATTGTTCAATAATAACTCGTTGATCATTAGCCCGCATACTAAGAAACGGTTCTGTATAAGTGTTTAATGCCACAATATGTTTAAACATATCGTGACTCATACCTAGCAAATCATCTAGATCTTTTTGCGTTTCACGCATGTCGCCTTGTGCGTCATCTGTTTCTTCTGTTTCTTGTGCTAGATTATTAACAAAGAATTGCAATACATTTGGCTTGCGTCCTCGCTCAATACGATAATCAATGCCGTCTTTTTCAAATGCTAGTGTAACTAACATGTTCTTATTGTTAATCTTATTAATAAGATTATCTTTTTTAATGTTAGTTAACGCATTACCAAACAATGCATAGCTAAGGGCATTTACAATAGTTGTTTTGCCCGTTCCATTGCGCGAACCGCTGTCATCTCCGCCTTGATCTAGATTTTCACCTAGGACAAGAGTTAAATTTTCTTGTGCAAAATTTACAGCCTGGGTTTGATTGCCCACGCTCATAAAATTTTTAACTGTTAATTCTTTAATTTTAATTGTCATAGGCTATTATAAATGGCTAATAATGTATTTTTATCAAATTGATCTGAATCAATACTTATAATTTGGTTGCTAACAATTTGATCTACACTTTCAAATGCTTGTATATCAATGTTTGTATTGATTTCTGTTTCTTTCTTTTCTGCAATAAGTGTAAGTTCGCGGATGTCGTAATCAGCCATGAACTTTTCTTTAATAAAACTTGCTTCTTCGTAAGTAATATCAATGTCTAGTGTAACACGTAGATGTTGCTTGGGTTTAATAACTGTGTCTGCTTCATCGATCAGCTGACTTAGTTTAATAGTTCTAAATGTAGGTTGAGCTGGCCAGCTGTGATATTCAGGTTGCCCGCCCCATTCTAAAATCATCATGCCACGTTCATCGTCCCATGCATCCGCATAGTTGTGGGGAAAGGCATTGCCAATATAAACCATGTTCTTTTGTTGCTGACGTTTGTGAAAGTGTCCACTAAATCCTAATTCATAGTTTTTAAAACTGCTAAGTTGAATTTCTCCGTGATCTGGCATTTGAATCATTGCATTCATAAAGAAACTGGGTAATTCAAAGTGACCAAAGATATACTTGCCACCTTTTTTGCCTACAGCTTTCCATTCTTCTCCAACCAACCACGGACAAAGGGTAACATCTCCAATAGTAGTAGGCTCGTGTACGACAGTGACGCCAGGAATATATTTTCCAAACTCCACAGAGTGTATGTCCCGTTTGTCCTTATAATACAAATCATGATTACCAGGAAAGAAAAAGAACTGATCAAACGCCTGCCCCAACTTTTCCAGGGCCCTAAGGCTATAATCCATTGTAGTAATGTTAAGGCTATTGCGGTTATGATGCCAATCGCCCATAAAGATACCTGTATCACAACCTTCCTCCTTTGCTTTAGCAATATACCAATCTACAAAATCTTCACAGTCTTGGTTATGTGTGTTACTATTAGACTTTAATCCAAAGTGTATATCTGTAAAACAAGCAACTTTTTTAAATAAATTTGTCATTCGGCACCTTCGTCGAATCGCTTAACAGCGGCTGCATGCTCCCCTGAACCGGTTCTGCTATAACTTGGATTCATACCATTAATTTCTAAAATGTCATCTCGAATATTTTGATTGCGTTTTTCTGTATTGATAACACGAACAAAACTATTTGTAACAGCTGCGGTAAAATAAGCAAACGGATTATCGCTTTTAGACTCATCAAATTGTAGACCAATTTGTGTTAATTGCAAAATAGCCATGCCTTTCATTTCGTCGTTATAGGTATAACCCCGAACATTACCTCGTGTAGCATATCGTTCGCATAGTTTGATCATCATCTTAGCCAGTGTATTTGATATAGATCCAGCATCTTTGTCAAAATGACCCTTTTCTAGATCACCCTTCCAGTGACTTTTTCCAACACATATTAAGTTTTCTGGCGCATCGTCATCAAATTTCCAATGCTGGAACGGAGGAAAGTTCACTTTGTCTCTATGATCTGCAAGACTTTTTGGATTCTTTTTACGAGTTCCGTTTAAAGGAATATGATCAAATGTCATAATCCTAAAAACAACATCTGTTTTGGCTATTTTTTTATAATCAACTTCACAATCTGCGATTTTAATTTTTTCGCCAAGCGATTTTCTCCGCTCAAATTCTTGCTGACCCATGCGTTTAGCACGAACACGCTTGGCTTCAGCTATGCTTCTGATATTAATTTTATCCACACTAGGTAGAATTAGATCATATTGGTGATATTCTGGTTTTGTAAAACTACAATATGATGTCTTACTTCTGTGTATTTCTAACAACATATCTTTGTTGTTTAAATAGTTAACTTTTACTGTCATCCTGAGAGCCCTCTTATATGTAATTATAAACTACGTACATAATAAAGTCAAATAAATAGAGTATCAAAAGGAAAGAAACACTATGTCATTTGGCGATTCATTATTAAACACTGCAACATCTGTAGGTGGTATAGCGGCCGGCATTGGTATTGCTAGTAATCTGAGCGCGGCACTTGGTACAGGTGCAAATATTCCAGGCGCATTATCAAGTGCGATGCGAAGTCTTAATTTACCTCCTGCAGGACAAGCAATTGCAGGACTATTAGGAGCGGCATCAGCAACATTTGGCGGAGATGTTAGTCCAAATGATTGGAGAGTCCGTTTAAGTTTGAGTAGCTGGTATAGCTTTCAAACTAGTCCTATCCTTGCTCCTTTAAAACATGCAGGCGGCTTAGTATTTCCTTATACTCCTCAGATTAACATAGCCAGTGCTGCCAAATATACTCCAATTAGTACAATACATACAAATTTTACAATGCAATCCTTTCAAAATAGCGACCCTGGAACAATTACTATCACAGCTCCGATGAATGTTGAAGATTCTACACAAGGCCTATATTGGATTGCAGCTGTACATTATTTACGAAGCCTGACAAAAATGTTTAGTGGTCCTGATGCACTAGCTGGAAATCCTCCTCCTGTTATTTTCTTAAACGGTTATGGAAATCATGTGTTTAAAAATGTTCCAGTAGTTGTAACACAATTCTCAACTCAATTAGATAATGATTGTGATTATATAAGTGTTGATTTAGCGGCCACCGGTGGCCCGCTAGGTGGGTTAGGTGGAATTGCATCAGGCTTAAATGATATTGCAGGAATTGCCGGAGCATCCGCTCTTGGACTTGGCGGCATTGCAAACAAACTAAGTAGTGTAGCTTCTGGATTAGGCTCCATTGCAAATATAGCAAACACAGTTTCTCAGTTAGGTGGCGGCAGCGTAACAGGCGATGTTAGCCATGTACCTACAAAAAGTAGTTTTTCAGTAACATTACAACCAGTTTATAGTAGAAGCAGCGTGAAGAATTTCAGCCTCGATACGTTTGTTCAAGGCGGCTACTTAAATAATTCATTCGGATATATCTAATATGGCCAAATATTCAAACACTAGTCCTTGGTATAAGACACCAGTAACTAATAATTATTTAAATATTTTAACTATTCGTCCAGTTAGTGCCGAGACTGATGATTTCTTTTATCACATTGAAGCACAATATGCATATCGTCCAGATTTATTAGCGTATGACTTATATGGTACATCTAATTTATGGTGGGTATTCATGCAAAGAAATTTAAATGTTATCCAGGATCCTATACTAGATTTTGTACCAGGTACTGGCATTTTTATTTGCAAAAAAAATAGTTTAGTAAAGGCATTAGGACTATAATGGGAATATTTGATCCGTTAGGTTCCACTATATCACATGTTGGATCTAGTTTAGTATCTGGTGCATCTAATGCAATAACAGCAGTAGAGCACGGTCTAGCTTCAGGCCTGTCTGCTGCAACTAATGCATTATCTGGTGTAACGTCAGCTCTTGGAAATTTGTCTGGCGGAGTGTCCGGCATTCTGTCTGTTGCAAATAGTTTTGGTTCTTCTTTTGTATCATTATCAGGACCAGCAAACAGTGAATTTCCTTTGCCTAATCCTCTATTTGATTATGCAACTTATAACTGTCTTATTGGATTGGCAGCATTGCCTAAAGATTTTTTAGAAAATCCCGATAGCACTTATCGAGTTGGAGCAAGGGCCCCTTTAATTGCAAAATCCGCCAGCATTGATCCTGAGAATCGAGTTCGTTTAGCAGAAGGATCTTTTGAATTTTATATAGATGATCTTAAAATACATAGTATGGTAGGATGGGAACAGGGTAAAAATAGTAATGCACAGACAATGTCATTTAAAATATTTGAACCATACAGTATGGGATTGTTTTTTGAAGCACTACAAGTTACAGCACAAAAATTAGGGTTTAAGAATTGGACAGATGCGCCCTATATGATAACAATTGAATTCCAGGGAAATAAAGAAACTGGACAGATGGAATTTATTCCCAAGACAGACAGACAAATTCCAATTAATATAACTGACATACAAATGAGGGTTACCAACGAAGGTACTCATTACGATTGTGTGGCCAATCCGTATAATCAAGCAGCACTAACAGATGGTTTTAAAAACTTTCAATCTGATTTGGCTATTAAAGGAACAACTGTACAAGAGATGTTGCAGTCAGGACCAAAAAGTTTAGAATCTGTTATTAATCAAAAACTAAGAGAAGTTGCTAAAATTAATAACATAGAACGACCAGATAGGATATTAATTTTATTTCCAAAAGAAGCTGCGTCAGAAGCAGCTAGTAGCGGATCAACTTCTGGTGACACAGAAGCTAACCCTGATACAAATGCTGCAACAACCGCATCGGACCCGGTCAGTGTTAGCGATAGCAAATCGGTAACCATAAAATTAAATGTGACTGAAAGTGAGCATCATAATTTAATACAATCTAAAGATGATGTTAACGATATTGGTAGAGCTAAAATGGGTTTTTCTCAAACTCGTCGAGGCGATGCGCCTATGGGCAACGATAAAGACGTATATGATGCCGAAGGCAAAATCATGAGTCGTAATCAAAATCCAATTGATGTAAATCAATCAGATATGAAGTTTAGACAAGACACTGATATTTTAAATGCTATAAATCAAGTTATACTACAAAGTGAATTTATTGATCAAACCTTAGACCCTGGAGCTGTTACTGCGGAAGGATACAAAGGTTGGTGGAATATTGATACACAAGTTTATATCATTGGTGAGATGAATAAAGCAACAGGTGTTCCTCCTAAACTATTAGTTTATAGAGTGTTACCTTATAAATTACACATGAGTTCGGGACCTACTCCTCCTAACGTTAAACCTGCTGGCGTTGCTGCTCTTAAAAAACAAGCAGTAAAAGAATACAACTATATCTACACTGGAAAAAATGTTGATATACTTAAATTTGACATTAACTTTAAAGCTAATTTCAGAGGAGTGCTGTTAGCAGATGGCGGCACAGCTAATCAAAGTGTAGTTACTCAGTCCAATACTGGTGGATCTAAAGAAAACAATGTTCCAGAAATTGAAGCTATCACTCCAGGAAATAATCCGTCAACAGCTCCTTCTATTCCTACTAGTGTAAGTTATTTTCAAACACTGTCTAATACTGATAAATTTGGTGGCGGCGGCGCCGAAACTCAAGCTACACGAGCAGCAAGAATGTTTCACGATAGCGTTACCGCAGGTTTTGATATGATGTCTCTAGATATGACAATAGTAGGAGACCCATATTATATTGCAATGAGCGGAACTGGAAATTATACAGCACAAGCATCAACTGAAAATCTCAATGAAGACGGGTCAATAAGCTATCAAACTGGAGAAGTACACATCGTGGTTAATTTTAGAACTCCTATTGATATTGATCTAAATAAAGGGCTGTATAATTTTGGTAGCAATCCTACTGTGCCTGTTCATAGTTTTAGCGGTTTATATAGAGTACAATCAATTGATAGTACATTTTCAAAAAATCAATTTACACAAGATTTACATCTATTTAGAATAAGAAATCAAGAACTGGCCGGAGCAGGAACAGCATCTGCTGCACTAGCTGTAACTAGAACTGAGCCATACAAAGGACCGCCTGACTCGGATGAAACAGGCGGTGGCACTAGTGCATCGTCTCCTGCATCGTCAGATCCAGAAATGCAAGATCAAAGCGAATCAGGTGCAGGTAGCACAGAGCCAGGTAGTACAGAAGGCCAAGAGGAATCAGGAACATAATATGGGAAAATCCAACGATCCAGGAATTAGCACAATTGCACAACCGGATCCCAAACCGGGCCCGTTTTTAGCTAAAGTGGTTAGCAATGCCGATCCTACCTACATGGGTATTTTAGAAGTACAAATATTAAGACCAACTGGTGGAAGTACTAGTGAAGGACAATTACATCAAGTAAAATATATGAGTCCTTTCTTTACCGCAACAAATACAAACTATAACGGCGAAGATAACGATTATAATAATACACAAAAGTCAGCGGGATTTTGGATGGCTCCTCCTAATCCTGGACAGATTGTAATGATATTTTTTATTGACGGAGATCCTAAACAAGGATACTGGATGGGATGTGTTCCTGACGGCGCCGCCAATTTTATGACCCCAGGTATAGCAGCAACTGAAAATTGTGTAGAAGGTGGAATAGATACTCCATACGGTCATGCAGATCGTGTTCCAGTTGCAGAATATAATAAAAACGCACCTGAAAATAAAACATTAACAGATCCAAACAAGATTAAAAAACCTATTCATCCATTTGCACAAATACTTGCAGATCAAGGATTAATATTAGACGATGTGCGCGGCATAACAACTAGTAGTTCTAGAAGAGAATCTCCTAGTATGGTTTTTGGTATCAGTACCCCAGGACCGTTAGATAAGCAATCGGGTTCGCAAACAGGAAATTACGGTAAACCAGAACATTTAATTAAAAATGGTCCTGTAAGCAGATTAGGCGGATCGTCTTTTATAATGGACGATGGAGATGATAAATTTTTAAGAAAAACATCTCCTAGTGAAGGTCCGCCTGAATATGCTGCTGTAGAAGAAAAAGAAAAAGACGGTGATGTTACTCGTCCGCATAATGAATTAATCAGACTACGTACCCGAACTGGCCATCAAATACTATTGCATAATAGTGAAGATCTCATTTATATCACTAACAGTCGAGGCACAGCATGGATTGAATTAACCAGCGACGGTAAGATTGATGTTTATGCTCAAGACAGTATTAGTATACGTACACAAAACGATTTAAATTTTTATGCAGATCGAGATATTAATATTGAAGCTGGTAGAAATTTTAATTTAAAAGTTGCAGAACGTCATCAAACAGAAGTAGGCATGGATAAAATTTGTATAGTCAACGGCAATGTTGCTATTCAAGTTGACGGAACTCATGACGAAACAATTACTGGAGATACAGCAATTAGTATTGCAGGTGCATTAGATATAGATGTTGGCTCAGGTACAAAACTATCATCAGGCGGTGATTTTGATGTCAACACCGGCGGTGGAAATAAGTTTACATCAGGCGGAGATGCAGATATAAAAGCTGCTAATACTACCATTTCTGGAGGTAACATTAATTTCAACGGGCCTGCGGCAGGCGCTGCAACAGCTGCGGCATCTGCTACTGCTCCCGAGCCGCTTAGTACCTTTGATAATCCAACAGAAGTCGAAGGCGATACTATTACCAGTATCATGTTACGTATTCCTACAACTGAGCCGTACCCTCATCACGAAAATCTAGATCCTACTATGTTTAAGACAGATTTAACAGATAGGGAATCAGGTAGTGCAATAGATCCACCCGCAGCATGGAAACAATATTCTACTTCAATTGATACGTTTTCTCGTAATATTCCGCTACAAGGTCAAATAGAAGACCAATACTCTGAGACAATATAATTATGGCAAATACTTTATACACTACCAAAGAAGTTCACACTCTTCCAGCTCACCCACCGCCTATAACAAGACGCTATCGTGGATTTAGTACAGTTAGTAAATCAACTGAAAATTTTTCTTTATTTGATTTTGAATTAATAAAACAAGATTTATTAAATCACTTTTATGTAAGGCAAGGCGAGCGATTAATGAATCCAGCTTTTGGAACTATAATTTGGGACGTTATATTCGAACCGTTAACTAATGAAATACAAAATCTTATTTTGCAAAATGTAAATGAGATTTTTAGTAGTGACCCTCGAGTAAGAGCCAAGAGTATAGTTATTACTCCTTACGATACTGGTTTAGAAATACAATGTACATTAGAATATCTGCTTTACAACATACAAGAAAGCATGAGATTAAAGTTTGATCAGAATAACGGGTTGACGAGACAATAAACTACCCACATAATTTGATCTAATAAATACACTTATTAGGATACATTATGAGCTCAACGGATAGACAGAATAACCTGTTAATTGCTGAAAATTGGCAAAAAATTTATCAATCATTTAAAAATGCGGACTTCCAAAGTTACGACTTTGAGAACTTACGCCGCACAATGATTGACTATATCCGAACAAATTTTCCTGAAGATTTTAACGATTATATTGAGTCTAGCGAATACCTAGCCCTAATTGACCTTATTGCATTTGTGGGCCAAAGCATAGCTTTCCGTGTTGACTTAAATGCTCGCGAAAACTTCTTAGAACTAGCAGAACGCAGAGATAGCATACTTCGATTGAGTCGAATGATAGGCTATAATGCCAGTCGTAATCAAGCAGCAACTGGACTTTTAAAATTTAATACAGTTAGTACTACCGAAGCTATTATTGACAGTAATGGTCGAAATCTTGCAGGACAAACTATTCAATGGAATGATCCCAGTAACGTTAATTGGTATGATCAATTTATTAAAATAATAAACGCAGCACTTCCACAAAATCATCAGTTTGGTACTCCTATTGATTCTGCTAAAATTTACGGAATTCCTACAGCACAATACAGATTTAATGCATCTAATAACAACGTTCCGATTTATAATTTTACTAAAACAGTATCTGGACGTAGTATGAATTTTGAAGTAACTAGTACAACTTTCAAAGGAAAAACATACATTTACGAAGAAGCACCTAAAGTGGGTAATAGTATTGCTTTTATCTATAGAGATGATGGCTTTGGTGCAACCAGTCCTACAACTGGATTCTTTTTTAATTTTACACAGGGCACATTAAACAATGGTTCCTTCTCAGTAACGCATCCTGTTAGCAATCAAACAGTGGATATTGCTACACAAAATATTAACAATACTGATATTTGGGTATACTCTATTGATCAAAACACTGGATTAGAAACCGAGCTATGGACTCAAGTTCCATCGACTACCGGAAACAATGTTATCTATAATAGTTTAAATTCAAAAATTAAAAACATTTATAGTGTTGTTACTAGAGCAGGGGATGCAATTACACTTAATTTCAGTGATGGAATTTTTGGAAATTTACCTTTAGGACAATTTAGAATTTATTATAGAGTTAGTAATGCGCTTCACTACTCAATAAATCCAGCTGATATTGTCAATATTAGCGTAGCTATTCCTTATATTAGTACAAAAAATAAAGTTGAAACACTTACTATTAGTTTAAGTTTACCAACTAGTGTGTCAAATTCAACTACGGCAGAAACAAATGCTAGCATTAAAACTAATGCACCCCAAACATACTATATGCAAGATCGTATGGTTACAGGTGAAGATTATAACATTGGTCCGCTAAGTGCAAATTTATCAGTAGCTAAAGTTAAAGCTATTAATAGAACAAGCAGTGGTATTAGTAGATACTTTGACCTTACTGATCCTACTGGAAAATATTCTAAAACAAACTTGTTTGCTGACGACGGAGTATTATACCAAGAGATTTATATTTCTGATATAAATTTTTCATATGTTACACAAACTGATATTCAAGGTGTGATTTATAATACTGTTTACGATTTATTAAATACTCCCGACTTACGAAATTTCTATTATGCAAATTACTTAGATTTTTTAAACGTTAGTCTTAATATACAATGGAATGCTGTTACTTCTGATAGTAATAGTTCTACTGGTTATATAAGTTTAATTAATAACACTCCGGGAATTTTTCTTTCTCCGCTTAAAGTTGGAACTTATGCATCAACTGATTTAAAATATCTTACAGTGGGATCTCTAATTAAATTTGTAGCACCAACTGGATTCTATTTTGATACAGCTAATAATAATGTTCTTATTTCAGGAACAGCAAATGTTTTAAATTCTTCAACATATGTTTGGGCAGAAGTAGTAAATGTTGTTGATAATGGAACAGCTGGTGGCAAAGGCATATTACCAACAAATGCTGGACCAATAACATTGAATAAATCAATTCCAACTACTGCCATTGCTACACAGGTAATTCCTCAATTCACTGTTACTATTAGTCCCACAGTTGTTACTGGTATGATAGATAAAATATTTGCTAATCTTAATTTTGGTTTACGCTACGATGCAACTACACAAAGTTGGCAATTAATTTCAGCAGCTAATTTAAACACAGTTGATCAGTTTAGTTTAGGTAATCAGGGTAATACAGATAATTTACAATTAGATTCTAGTTGGTTGTTATTGTTTACCACAGACACTGAAAAATATACTATAACAACAAGAAATTTACGTTATATTTTTGAAAGTGATAAAGATGTCACTTTCTATTTTGATACAAATGCAGTTGTTTATGATACTGTATCGAGTACAACTGTGTTAGATACAATTAAAGTACTCGGTGTCAATACTAAACCTGACAGTACTAATCCGTTTACATTAGATTTAACATGGGAAGTCACTTCAGCTTATACTGGAAAAGATGGCTATATTGATCCTAAAAAGATTATATTAACATTTGCAAATTCTAGCGGATCTAATGTAGTGGATAATCCTCAGCTATTTTTAGATATAGTTGATCCATCAGTTAACCCATTACGTAAGTATGTTGTTGAACAGAGATATTCTATATCATCAGGACAAGAAGATTACAAATATGTATTAAATGATCCATATAATGGTCCAGTAAGAATTTTTAACAGTCGAAGTGATCCTAGACTAGGATCGTTACAACAATATGCAGATGGATCGTATTTTTACTTTGTTGATTCTGCTACAGTGTTTAAGTTAACAGCATCTACAGGAAAATTATCTCCTACTTTAGATTATAAAGTATACGTTGGAAGAGATAGATTGAAGTTTCAGTATGTTCATAGTGCAGACTACGATAGTAGAATAGATCCAGGTAATAGTAATATCATGGATATCTATATATTAACTACTAGTTACGATACATTATTTAGACAATGGGTAACTAACGGAACAACAGGAGTCAAACCGTTGCCTCCTAGTAGTAGTGAGTTAAACAGTATACTAAGTTCTAATTTAAATTTAATTAAATCTATAAGTGACGAAATAATATATCATCCAGTAAATTATACATTATTATTTGGATCAAATGCTGATATATCCTTGCAAGCAAATTTTAATGCTATGATAAATTCAAATAGTGCTGTATCGAATTCAGACGTACAGGCACGAATATTAAAAGCAATTAATACATTCTTTGCATTAGATAACTGGGATTTTGGAGACACATTTTATTTTACGGAGTTGAGTACATATGTAATGAATCAACTAGCACCTGACTTAATTTCATTTGTAATAGTTCCAGTGCAACCTAATCATTTCTTCGGAGCATTATTTGAAATACAGTGCTCTACTGATAGTATATTTTTAAGTTGTGCTACAACAGATAATATTATTATTGTAAACGGATTAACTAGCAGCAATTTAAAAACCATTGGCGCATCACCAACAAATAGTCTTACGACCAACCAAACAGTGACTAGCAATTCAATCGGAGGAACTATTTAATGGCAACAAATATCAATGGTAAAAAAGGTCTTAGCGCAAATTTATTGCCAAGTTTTTATCAAACTCCTGCAAACAAGAAATTCTTACAAAGCACTATAGATCAATTATTTCAACCTGGTACGCTTACAAAAATTAAAGGTTATATTGGTAGAGAAAATGCAAAAGCAAGTACTGGTAATGATGTTTATCTTAAATCTGCAAATCAGATTAGACAAAACTATCAGTTAGAACCGGGACTTGTAATTAAAGATTCATCGGATAATATTGCATTTTTTAAAGACTATATTGATTATATAAATCAAATTAGTATTTTTGGCGGCAATACTTCTAATCATGCAAGATTAAACAAACAAGAATTTTACAGCTGGGACCCCCATATTGATTGGGATAAATTTGTTAATTTTCAAAATTATTACTGGTTGCCTTACGGTCCTGACACAATTACAATTTACGGTCCTCAGAATGTTATTAGTACAACATATACTGTTAAGTTACAAACAGAAGGATCCAACAATCAATATGTTTTTACACCAGACGGTTCAACTCCTAATCCTGACTTAATACTCTATAGGGGTAAAACATACAAATTTGATATTGACAGTCCTGGCAATCCATTTAGTTTTAAAACAACTAGAAGTACTGGATCTTTAAATCGCTATCAGCGTTTAAATGCTGTGGACAATTATGCAGTTGAATCTGGAACTATTACAATTTCTATACCAGAAGATGCTCCAAGCATTTTATATTATCAAAGCGAAACTGATATAACATCCGGTGGCGTGATTCAAATATTATCAATAGATGAAAATACAAATATTGATGTTACTTTAGAAATTCTAGGTAAAAAATCAGTTACATTAAGCGATGGCACTTTATTAAGTAACGGCATGAAAATTGCATTTGGTGGCAACGTACAACCGGCAAGTTATGCTGTAGATCAATATTATGTTGAAGGTGTTGGTAAATCTATTATACTAGTTCCAGCATCTGTATTAGAAGTTATCAGTCCATGGTCGGTGGATGAATCAATACCTTTTGATTCAACTCCTTTTGATAAAGCACCATGGGAAGATGCCACAAGTTATGCTAGCGAAGTAGATTATATAACAATTAATCGCTCTAGTCGAGATCACAACCCTTGGAGTCGATATAACAGATGGTTCCATAAAGATGTTATTACCGCAAGTGCATTGTACAATAACACTACTGTTGGCTTAGATCAAACTCTTCGTGCTGTTCGTCCTATTATTGAATTTGAAGCAGATATTCGATTGTTTAATTTTGGTACAACCGCAATTTTTGACATTGACATCTTTGATGATACTACTGGTAATACTGCATTGAATAAACATGCATTGCCTGTTTTTACAGCCATCGAAGGCACAACAAGTTACCAAGCACCTACAGGCAATCCGTCGGTTTCTATACCATTATCGGATGGTATGCTAGTTTTATTTACAGGCGACCCTGATCCGTTAGTGCAAAATAAAATTTATCGAGTAGAATATATTGATGTAAAACATGTTGCACCTACTGATAATTCACCGTCGGGCAGTAAACAACTTCACTTGGTTGAAATTGCATCACCTGAGTTAAATCAAGTAGTGTTAGTTAGACAAGGAAAATATCAAAGTCAGATGTTTTGGTTTAACGGTAGTTCTTGGATACAAGCACAACAGAAATTAAAAGTAAATCAACCACCGTTATTTGATATTGTTGATGATAGTGGAACAAGTTTTGGAGATGAGTCTGTTTACACAGGAACTACATTTAAAGGTTCTAAGATTTTTTCTTATAAAATAGGAACAGGACAAACAGACTCTAAATTAGGATTCCCATTAAGTTATCAAAATGTGAATAACATTGGGGATATTGTTTTTAACTTTGACCTTGCAAATGATGCTTTTGAATATAAAAAAGAATTAGGATTAATATCGCAAAACATAAATGTTGGATACTTGTCTTCTTTAAACTACGGCGGCAATACAATTTATAAAAATGGCTGGCAAACCTGTACTACTGAAAATGTTCAAGCAGCTGTTAGAATTTATAAAAATTCCGGATTAACTAAATCTTTTCAGTTAGATATATTTGATAATCATAATAAATTAGAAGATTTAGTAGTCAAAGTATATGTTAATGGCCATCGACTATCTAGCTCTAATTGGAATTTAGTTAATTCAACTCCTTACAAACGAATTGTTTTAACTACACCTATTAGTTTAACAGATGTTCTTACTGTAAGAGCATTTTCTTCTCAGCCTATTAATGCTAACGGATACTACGAGGTTCCGCTTAATTTACAAAATAATCCGTTAAACGATAATATGCTTAACTTTACACTAGGTGAAGTTATTGATCACGTTGGAACTATTGTAGACAATTTGCCAGGATTTACAGGAGTTTTTCCAGGCAATAGTACATTAAGAGATTTAGGAAATATAACTCGTTATGGAACACGATTTGTCCAACATAGCGGCCCACTAAGTCTAGGCATATATCATGTTACATCAGAAACTAATAACATTATAAAAGCAATTCAACAATCTCGAGATGATTATAATAATTTTAAACGAGTTTTTATTGATACAGCTAGTAACTTAGGAAAAGATGGCGACCCTATAACTATAACAAATTTAGTTTTAGAAAAAATAAATGCAAACAAACCAAATACTGCTCCATATTATTTTAGTGATATGGTGCCCTACGGTGCATGCATAGTTTCTGATCTTTCAGTAGTAGATTATCGAATTAAAAAATACCCTTTAAGCACAGTTTTCACTTTAGACAAATTAAGTAACAAAGCAGTTGGTGTATATTTAAATGGTACACAATTGATAAATGAACAAGATTATTCGTTTAGTAATCAAAGTTTTGTTATTATTGCTGATCGGGTTAATCTTAAAAATGGCGACACTATTACTACCTACGAGTACGATAGTACCGACGGATGCTTTGTACCAGCAACTCCTACTAAGCTAGGAATGTATCCATCATTTATTCCACAGATTTATACCGATACAACATTAGTTAATCCCCAAACAGTAATTCAAGGACACGATGGCAGTATTGTTTTAGCATACGGCGATTATCGAGATGATTTGTTGCTAGAGTTAGAAAAAAGAATTTTTAATAACATTAAAGTAAAATACAATACTGATATCTTTGATATATCTGACGTTATTCCTAGTTATAACAGAAATACAGATTATACATTATCTGAATTTAATCAAGTATTAGCTCCTAATTTTTACAAATGGACTAACTTAATAGGAAAAGATTTAACTACTCCTTTAAATTATGACCGAGCAAATTCATTTACGTATAATTACTCGTTAAACTATGCGCCCGATGCTTCTACTAGTCTTCCAGGTTACTGGAGAGGAGTTTATAGATATTTGTTAGATACCGATCGTCCTAATATCTGTCCGTGGGAAATGCTTGGATTTACTATCGAACCTAGTTGGTGGCAAGATGTTTACGGACCAGCACCTTATACTAGCAATAATTTACCATTATGGCAAGATATTGCAAACGGCACAATTCGTATACCAAATCAATCGGCAATGTATTCTAAAAAATATGCAAAGCCTTTTATATTAAATCACATACCGGTTGATGATTCTGGAAATCTTATTAGTCCGTTAGATTCGGGAATTGCCGGAGGTTCGTTAAATCCAAACATAGATAATAACTTTGTGTTCGGAGACGGCAGTCCAGTTGAAACAGCGTGGTCAAGAAGTAGTCACTATCCGTTTAGTGTTTTAATTTCTAGTATTTTATTATTTCCTGCAAAAACGTTCGGAATTTTGTTAGACAGATCTCGCATTAAACGAAACCTTGCAGGCCAATTAATATATACCGCAACTGGTTTACGTATAACACCTGCAGATATTATTTTGCCAAGTATATATTCAAGTAAGTCTAGGGAACAAACAGCTGGACTTATAAATTATTCGGTTGATTTAATATTCAATTATATTTTTAGTAATAATCTTGCAAATTATAATTCTTATCAATCTGATTTAAGATCAATGTTACCTCAGTTAAGTTATCGCATGGGTGCGTTTTCTAATCAAGGTCAATTTAATTTGTTATTAGAATCTAAAACACCAACCAGTTCTGGTAATGTTTTTGTCCCAACCGATGACTATAAGATATTTCTAAATAAATCCAGTAGTATAAAAAAATTAAACTATAGTGGTGTTATTATCACAAAGCTATCTACAGGTTTTGAAATTAAAGGTTATAGTATAACACAACCTTATTTTAATTATTATAGCCCTAACAATGTTGGAGTTACAATAAATGTAGGTGGTATATCTGAAAACTATTCAACATGGACCGCAGGTCAACAATATGCAACCGGTCATGTAGTAAAATCTGATAATGTTTACTATAGAACAACAGTTACACATGTTTCATCTAACACATTTAATTCAGATTATTTTGTTGCATTGCCTGACTTGCCAATGTCGGGCGGGGTATCGGCCAAATTAAAAAATTCATGGGATCGATCATCTGTTAATGTTGCACCGTACGGAACTTTAATTACAAAACTACAAGATGTTGTTGATTTCTTATTAGGATACGGAGAATATTTAAAAGATCAAGGATTCTTATTTGATGACTTTAATAGAAATCTTTCAGCAGTTGCTAACTGGGAAACTAGTGCAAAAGAATTTATGTTCTGGTCAACTCAAACTTGGAGTACTGAACAAGATAAATGGAGTGATTGGTCTGCATCGCAACCTTATACATACGGCACAATTGTAAGATACGATGGCGACTACTATAGCGCATTATTCAATATTGCGCCTGCAACTACTTTTGATTATACAAAATGGTCAATATTACCAGGTTTGAGTAATGTTGGTAGTAGTGTAATTAGTTTAAGTCCTAGCGCAAATGGTATAACTTTTGTCACTGACTTGGCTGTAGTGGATAGCATTACTAGTAATTTTAATCCTTATGAAATTTTTAAAGTTGACGGAACCCCCTTTGAAATAGCTCATATAGATAGTTACCGACAAGAGAACACTGTAACTTATAGTCCTCGTACCACAGATGGAATTTTTGGTGCAAGTTTTTACCTAGTTCAAAACGAACATATTATTGTTGTAAACAATAAAACAATATTTAACGATATAATTTACAGTCCTGCTAGTGGATATAGACAGGAACGATTAAAAGTTTCCGGATATGTTACTACTGATTGGTACGGCGGCCTTGACATACCAGGGTTCATATTTGACTCAGCAGCAATAAAATTATGGGAACCTTATCAAGACTATTCAATTGGTGATATTGTTAACCATCAAGGATACTATTATAGTGCTCCTAAGCTATTAGGAGGAACTGCAGTATTTTCAGCAAGCGACTGGACCTTATTACCTAAAAAGCCATCAAGCCAGATTTTACCAAATTGGACAAACGTTGCAACTCAATTTACAGATTTTTATAATCTTGAAGTTGATAGTTTTAATACTGACCAACAATCGATGGCTCATCATTTGATCGGCTATCAAAAACGCCAGTATCTTGATAATATTATTCAAGATGATGTAAGCGAATTTAAATTCTATCAAGGAATGATTCGAGAAAAGGGAACACAAAATGTCCTTAACAAATTATTTGATGTGTTAAGTTCTGATAATCTTGAAAGTTTGGTATTTTATGAAGAGTGGGCGATTCGTGTCGGACAATATGGTGCTGCAAATGCATTTGAAAATGTTGAATTTATTTTAAATCAAGAAGATTATAATAGAAATAATCCGCAAGCTACTCTGTTAGTAGAACAATTTAACTCATCGGTTAGTACATTTGTTAATCAACAACCAGCTAACTCTGTATACTTAAAACCGTTAGGATATAATTCTAATCCGTTTCCGCTTAAAGAAAGTAACAATTCTTTCTTAAGAAGTGCCGGACATGTAAATTTGCTAGATGTTAAATTAGGGATACGAGATCTTAGTCAGCTAGTATCTCAGTCGGTTGCTTCGATTAAAACAGGAATTAACTATAAAATATTAGTTCCTGGCGCAACTAACTTTACACAAATAGGATCATCTAATAACGATCCTGGTACAATTTTTAATGCTACTTCTGTAGGAACAGGAGACGGTACAGTATCGGTTGATGTTACACAGTTTACAGAAGGTGATTACATTTGGTGTTCATTTGATGATACTGTTGTGTCAAACACTTGGAATGTCTACAGATTTACCGATATAGGCTTGCGAGTAACTAATGCAACTTATTCTAATAATACTCTTTCTATAACTTGCAAACATCTAGTGAATCTTAAAGTTGGGTCGTATGTTGGTATTGTTTTAGAATTACCAAACTCGCAAAAAATAAAAGGGCTTGATGGATTTTTCCAAGTAGCTAGTGTTAGTTTAAATTCGTTTACGGTTTCTGCTAAAATTGCAGGTTTCCCTGCACACTTTACGCACTTGCAACAACTTGTTATATTTGGTCTATTAACACAACGATCTACCAACATTGATTTAATAGATAATATTTTACCAAAAAATCTGCGTCAGGGGGATTTATTATGGACAGACAATGATGCTTCGGGCAAGTGGGCTGTATGGACCTATAAACCGGCATTTTCTAAAAATACAATCAAACCAAAAACTCGCCCGAGCAATTTAAAATTTGGAAAAACTACTGCGATAAATCAGCTTGGAACTATTTCTGCGGTTGGAACAGCAACAGGTAGTGTTAGCATATATGATAGAATTAGCAAAGGACTTGGTTGGATAAGTCGACAATACATACAAGCACCGTTTACTGCACATTCTGATGTTAATGAACTTAGTACACTTGCTACAGTACTAGCAATATCCCCATCGGGCGAATGGTTCTTATCAGGATCTCCAGCCGCTGGAAATATTGCTACAGCTTATGTTGGGGAATATGTTTCTTCTAATGCATACAATATTGGAGATATAGTAAAGTATATTGACACTTATTACGAAGCAATAGTATTAACACCTGCTCATCAAACTCCGTCAACTAAATCGTTATATTGGAAATCTATACTATACATTCCAGTTAGTAATCAATCAGATAATTCAGAATTATCTACACAAGGTGCTGTATCTTTATACAAAAAAGATATCAATAATACCTATACATTAGTAGATACTGTTATTAGTCCAATGCCGGCCAATAATGAACAATTTGGCCAATCAATTGTACTTAATGATAATGTACTATGGATAAGTGCTCCAGGTGCAAATGATTCTCAAGGCGCAATTTATAAATTTATTAATACTGATACTGTACAGGCAAGCACATTTTATGATGCGGTTGGAAGTTCTGGTGTAACAATGCATGTAACTAGTACAGCTGGTATATCAGCAGGACAACTTGTTCGAGGAGTTGGATTTGCAAGTGGACAAGCAGTTAAATCGGTATTATCTAAATTATTTTTTGCTTCTATTCCAGGAGTTCCAAATTATATTCGTGATACACAAAATAATAATGTAAATTTAAATTTTATATCACAAGCAACAGTTGTTACCGGTAACGGTATTTTACCAGGCACACAAGTAGTAAAATCAGGAGTAGATATATCTGGAAAATACTATGTGTTAGTTAGTTCAGAAAGAGATATCTTACAAACTGTGACAACAGTCACATTTACAAATTCAATAATCTCGGCAGAATTTACAATTGATAATATACAAAGCGATGCAACTATATTATTATCTAGTAAACCAGATCAAACGCCTGAGGGTAATTTGCAATTCATTGTTACTAATTGGAAATATGATTTAACAGGAACGATTTCTGGCCAACAAGTCAACTCTAATTTTGGAAGTGTGCTTTCATTTAGTAAAGACGGTTCTACCCTGTTAGTTTCTTCCATAGAAACTAGAATAATTAGCCCTTCAGAAACAATAATGATTGGTGTAGTCTATGTCTATAAAAATAACGAAAATACTTATAGTTTAATTCAAACACTAGAAGGAACAGACAGTAGTTTTGGTCAAAGTACCTCAATATCAACTAATGGAGAATTTATTTCCATTACTGATAGTACATATCCGGATAACGTAAGTCGTCATGGACGAGTTAGTATCTATTCATTGAACACTGAAACTAATCAGTATGAAAATCCTCAGTATATTACTGACCACTATTCTGATATAGGTAGTAATTTTGGCAATTTGGCAGCATTTATGAATAACTATGATACATTAGTTGTCTATAGCGAAAATGCTGCCGGCCCACAAATAACTTCGTTTGATAGCGGAACAGTAACCTTTGATAAAGCATCAACTAAAATTATTTCATCTATTATTGGTAGCGGAAGAATTGATGTTTATGACAGATACAATAACAATTGGGTGTTCGGCGAGTCGTTAGCTAATCCTGATGAAAATCTTGATGCGTTTGGAGCAGGATTTTCTGTAGGCAACAATAGTATATTTGCTGGCGCACCGTTGTTTACCCCAACTGATTCTGACGGAAACTTAATTACTGATTCAGAAAATACCGGAGTATTGTATTCTTACACAAAAACTGAAAATGTATATAGTTGGACACGAAAAGATATTCAATCTAAAATAGTTGATGTTGAAAAACTTAAAAAATCTTTTTTATATAATAAATCTACAGATCAACTTGTAACTTATCTAGATGTAATAGATCCTATACAAGGTAAAATTGCAGGACCAGCCGATGAAGAATTGAAATATAAAACTTTTTATGATCCTGCAGTTTATTCGCACAGTGACGGCACAGTATCGGTTACAGTTAGTACACAAACATACTGGTCAAAAAATCAATTAGGTCAACTATGGTGGGATTTAAGATCTGCAAAATTCATTGATCCTTATTTTAATAATATTCTTTACAAGTCTAATACTTGGAATAATCTTGCACCCGGCGCAACTATTGATATTTACGAATGGATTACTTCTTCGGTGTTGCCCGAGTCATGGGATGCTCAAGCCGATACTCCTGCAGGAATTGCGTTAGGTATTAGCGGTACAAGTTTATATGGTAATAAAGTTTATAGTGTACGTCAACGATACAATAATATAACTAAAAAATTTACTAATGTTTATTATTTCTGGGTTAAGAATAGACGATTGACGCCGGCTATTACAGGCCGCCGTATTTCGGCGCTATCAGTTTCAAATTTGATATCGTCTCCAATTTCTGAAGGATACACATATCTTTCATTGATTGGTGGAGATTCGTTTGCATTATCAAATTCTTACAAATACCTAGAAGGAAATAATACAGTATTGTCAGTAGAATACTGGACAACTGATAGCATACACAGAAATATCCATAGTCAGTGGAAATTAATTAGCTCCGATAGTATTGTAGATTTACCTCATACTATTGAGCAAAAATGGATTGACAGTCTTTGCGGATCTGATATTGCCGGAAGAGTTGTTCCTGATACAGAATTACCTCCTAAACTAAGATACGGTATTGAAAATCGTCCACGTCAAAGTATGTTTGTAAATCGTATTGAAACTTTAAAAGAATTTGTTGAACTAACTAATATTTCTTTATTAAAGCATCAAATAACTAAGACACGGGATATTAGCAAACTAGAAGAGTATGATATTCATCCTACAGTAATACACGGATTGTATGATAGCACTCTGGACACCGAAGCAGAACTATCATATACAAATGCAAATTTATTCCAGAGACCAAGTTTATCTCCAATTATAGTAGACGGTAAAATTACTGGAATTATGATTATAAATTCAGGCAAGGGGTATTTAAATCCGCCATACATTCAGATATCTGGATCAGGCGAAGGCGCCATTGTAAGATCGGTAATTGATTCTTCTGGTAGAATTATATCAGCAACTGTAGAGTCTTCAGGCTATGGATACGATGATAATACAACTTGCTCTGTAAGGGATTACTGTGTATTAGTTCTTAGCGATATTTCAGCAAATGGTGTGTGGAGTATATATTCTTACGATCCTACATATATTGATAATACAACAAGATCAGTAGTTGGCATATGGTCCCGAACACAGACACAAAGTTACGATGTTAAAAATTATTGGACTTATGCCGACTGGTACGGATCATACACAGATACTTCTGGGAAAGTATTATTCACCGCTAGTCAGTATACCGCAGCGGATTTTAGTGTTGCAACCTATGCAGATTTAAATTCTATAGCAACAAAAATTGGTCAACTTGTTAAAGTATTAACTGTTAATACTGGTGGTTGGGAATTATTATACAAGTATGCTGATTCTTCTAGTATTGATTGGACACAAAGCTATAGTTTAGTTGGTATACAAAATGGTACATTGCAATTAAATTCTAACTTGTACGAAACTAGTTCAACTACTGTAGGCTATGATTCTGGTATATATGATAATACTGGATTTGATATTAAAGCAGCAACTGAATTAAGAAGAATTTTAAATACTTTAAAAAATAATATTTTTATTAACGAGTTAAAGAGTTCTTATTTAGAATTATTTTTCAGCAGCATACATTATGCGCATAGTGAACAACTGTATCTTGATTGGATCTTTAAAACAAGTTTTGTTCGTGCCACACACAATGTAGGAGATCTAGGACAACCTGTTTATTATCCTGTGGATAATTTAAGTAATTTCCAAGATTATATTTCTGAAGTTAAACCTTATAAAACAAAAGTTCGAGAATATATTAGCAATTACACATCAACTGATATTTCTGAATCTGCTGTTACAGATTTTGACTTGCCTCCAGTATTTTCTAATAATGCATTAGTTCCAGTAGAAACTCAGGTGGCAAATGAAGTATTAAAATTTAATTCTTCAGTTATAAACACATATCCTTGGAAATTCTGGGCTGATACAGTTGGTTACTCTGTAACAGAACTAAAAATAGTTGACGGCGGTTCCGGTTATGTTACTTTACCAGAAGTAGTAATATCTAGTAATAGTGGCGCAGGAGCAACAGCCAAAGCATTTTTTACTAACGGGGTAATTAATAGAATATTATTATTAACACAAGGTAGTGGCTATTTAACTGCTCCTGTTGTTAGTTTAGTGGGCGGCCAATCAACCGGCGGTGTAGCAGCTAGGATTGTAGCTATCATCGGTAACGGATTAGCTAGAACTAATTCAGTAAACATAAAATTTGATAGACTAACATATACAAATTACGTTAATACATTGGATGTTACCGAAACATTTACTGGAACAGGTAGCAAACTACAATATTCTTTAAAATGGGCACCCAATGTACATGTTGGAAAGTCTTCAGTTTATATAGACAATAATATTGTTCTGCGAGAATTATATACTTTAAATATTGTTTCAAAAGTAGTAGGCGGATATACCCAATACTCTGGTACAATAACTTTTGAAACAGCGCCTACAACACTAGCATCTATTGTTGTAAATTACAAAAAAGATATATCGTTATTAAATGCTATAGATAGGATTGAATTTTTCTATGATCCAGCAGCTGGCGAAATAGGCAAAGAGTTTAATCAACTAATGCTAGGCATCGATTACGGCGGAACAATTGTCGGTAATCTTGGATTCAACACTAGCAAGGGTTGGAATGATGTACCGTATGCTGTAAATGCATGGGATGTATTTGATCCAACATTTAATGATTATATTATTACTGTTGGTGCAAATACACATAGTTTCAAACTACCTTATACTCCAAAGATAGGAACTGAAATTAATGTTTATTATTCTCAAAATTCAACAACAACAACTCCGTCAGACGGTGTGTCGTTAAATTATAATTTTAATTTACTAATTAACCAACCAGTAGTATCAGTTGTTACTAATGTTTATTCAATAAGTTCAGTAGGTATAACTGCTTCTACAGCATTGGCAACTGTAAATGGAATTACTTCGCAATATGCAATATCTACTAATTTACAATCGGTTCTTACTTCAGTGTTTGGCGCCGTGGGACAAGGTGTAGTTGAGTTTGATCATGTATCAAATATAGTAGTAGGACAATTTGTGTCTGGCGCTGGTGTAGCAACTAATACCAAAGTAACATATATTTCAAATAAATTTGTTACATTGTCTACAAATCTTTCAGAAAATGCATCGGGCAACTACAACTTTTTTACTTTAGGAACATCTTTAACCTTAACCAGCACTACAAATATTGATGCAGGGTTAAGTGTTATTGGTTTAGGATTTACAACGCAAACTGTAAGTAAAAAACTTAATTCTACTACAATTATATTATCAAGTCCTCCTGATTTAATTCCAAAAGTTGGAGAAGTAATAGAATTTACTAATAATAGTGCAGGATCTAAAATTATAAAAGTATCTTCTGTTGCAAATTTAAAGATAGGAGATGGCTGTGATATATCTACACATCAACTTGGTGTATTTGGATACAACACAAAAATAGTTAGCATAGATGTTATAAACTCTTCAGTAACATTAAATCAAATATTATTTGTTAATCTAGCAAATAATACAAGTTTAACATTTACTAGAATATTATCTCAACCTGTTGACGCTATTACATATGCAAACGGAACAGCAACATTAACAGAGGTTGTTCCAGTAGGCAGTGATATTTGCATATATGGAAAAATAGACCCAATTAGAATAGATGATCCTGCCTTTGGAACAAGTCAGCAAGCTAATCCGGATGCTAAAATACCTTCAATAATTATTGGAACAACACAACAACCATTATTAACGAGATATCCATTAGTAACTGGTTCTTTTGCATATGTCATAACACTTCCTTTAGATTTTACAGTAAACAAAGGAGATGAATTTATTTTCCGCCAAAGTACAAGTGACGGATCAATTATTCCTTCAGATTACGATAGTGATATTGTTGGCGGCGACATGGCTTATTCATCGGCGCAGGGATTACTGGCAGATGATATAGTTGTAGATGGTGACGGATTTACTACGCCAACATCAAGTCCAGCACCAGAAGAAGTTGTTCCGGGACAAGTTGTTGATACCTTATCAATTAAAGTTTTTGACAAACCAACTGCTGGCAATGCTAATATACAAGTTAGTAATTATGTTGCAACTGGTTCTCAGGCAATTTTTGAATTACCTAAGATTTTTAGTAATTCTCAATCTATTATAGTTAAACTTGACGGAGTAATACAAACAGTTACTACTGATTATATTATCAATTATGCAACACGATCTGTTACGTTTAATGCAACTCCGTCTGCAAAAGCAATTGTAAGTATCTTTACTATTGGTTTATCTGGGACTAACATTTTAGATATAGAATATTTTGTTGGTGATGGCACTACAACTGAATTTGTTACTAGAGCACCGTGGTTATCTGATGTTTATTCTTTGATATACGTTAACGGTTTACTAGCTGATTATGTGTTATTTAAAACTGATAGCACTTATGATCTAGCAAATGCTACTGGAATCAGATTTGCTGTTGCTCCAGCTACCGGTGCAACAATTAATTATATTATTGTTTCAGGTAATCAACAAACATTTTCTGTGACAACTACAGAAAGAATTGCAACTAATGGAAGTAACACATATACATTGAATACTATCATAGGAAATTCATTTCCAAATGAATCGAATGTTATTGTTCGCGTTGATCAAAATATTTTGAGAGCTCCTAATGTTAGTTATTTTACTATTAAATCTAATAAATTAACTTATTCTATTAATACTGATAAAATTCTTCCACAAAGTGTAAGTTTGCAAGATATAATTGTTTATGTTGATAACTTTACTTTGATATATGGTAAAGACTATACAGTTGATCTTACTGGTATATCGATTAAAATTACTAAAGAAACATATAAAGCATATACAGGAAAACAATTAGTTATCAGTATACAATATAATCAAGGATACATGTATAACCCTGCTACTAATCAAATAGTCTTTGCAAATTCTTATGATAGTTCACATGTAGTTGAAGTGATTTCATCATTCCGTCACGATAGTTTAGATATACAAAGAACTGAAATAACAGCAAGAACAATTGAAAATATTACACCTGAGTCTTTGGTATATTACGAATACTTGTCCACACTTGGCGGTACAATAATATTAGATAGACCAGTAATAAATGAAAATTATATCTGGGTAATCAAGTCACGTGACGATACTAGAACCTTGTTAACACCAGGTGTTGACTACATTCTACACGATAATCTTACAGAAATTCAATTGACTTCAACATTTGGTGTAAATGATTCAGTCGAATTAATAACTTTTGGTAGTAACATACTTAAATCTGGTATTGCATATATGCAATTTAAAGATATGTTAAATCGAACAGTGTATAAACGATTAAGTTTGAAGAAACAAACTACATTGGCAAGTGACTTATTGTGGAATTCTACACAAATTGTATTAACTGATGCAAGCGAATTCCAATCACCTAACCAGTCAAGTAATGTACCAGGCGTTATTGAAATTCGAGGAGAGCGTATCGAGTATTTTAGTAAGGTTGGAAATATACTCAGTAACATACGCAGGGGAACATTGGGTACTGGAATTACTAGAATAAACAAAGCTGGTACATTTGTACAAGACATTGGCAACGCAGAAACTATTCCTTATAAGGATTCGGTAAGTACAACAACGTTTGCAGCTAACGGTACTAATATTGTACCGCTGGGATTCACTCCATCAAGTGTAAATGAAATTGAAGTATTTGTCGGCGGCATTCGATTGAAGAAAGCACCTTATGAATTGTTTAATGTAAATTTAGGACCATATAGTAACAAGGATACTATTGTAAAGTTTGATGCAGAATTTACAGTTGACGGTCAGAGCAATCTGGTAACATTAACAAACGGCACACCTGAAACTGGAACTAGGGTCACAGTCATTAAAACTACAGGAATTTCTTGGGACGGAAAAACCAGTGTAATGTCAGATACTAGCAAGATTGCTGAATTTATTAAATCAGAGCCAGGTATTTGGTATTCAGAATACAAATAAATTATAAAATACCTAGTTAATAATAGCAGATAAATACTAAACAAAGAGAGATCAACATGCAGACTAAAGACGCAACTGGAATTCATATAGAAGGGCATATTAAGATATTTGACCCCGTTTCGAAAGAAATTTATATTGATAAACGTAATGCCATTCATTATGAAAACATGAGTATTGCCTTGGCACAGTCGTTGTCTAACAGTAATACTGGCGGATTTATATATGAAATGAATTTTGGAAACGGCGGCACAGCGGTGGATCCTACAGGGATTATCACATATCTCACACCAAATTCAAGCGGATCTAATGCTAGTTTGTATAATAAAACTTATAGTAAGGTAGTAGATCCTAGTAGCAGCACTAATACCGACCCTACAAGGAATTTTACAGAAGTAAGACATGCAACAGGTACAAACTATACCGATATTTTTGTAACTTGCTTACTAGACTACGGCGAACCTAGCGGCCAAACAGCATTTGACACTACTTCAGATATTAATAGTACATTCACTTTTGATGAATTGGGATTAAGAAGTTATAGTACTGTAGGCGAAAGTTTATTATTAACTCATGTTGTATTTCATCCTGTATTAAAAAGTCTTAACAGACTAATACAGATTGATTATACTGTACGTATTCAGAGTTTAACTGGCCTTGTGTCAGTTTAAGGAGTTAGCAAATGACTTATCAAGTTCAATTTACTGATTCTACTAATCCTAATAAACCTCCGATTATAGTTGCTGACGGAACAATAAACACTGATTCTACTAGTATTGGATTCGTAGGCCAGTCATATCCGGGGTATGCTCCAATTGTTGCTGACAATTTATTGCACATGCTAGAAAATTTTGCAGCACCGTTTGCTCCCTCAAACCCTGTTCAAGGACAGCTTTGGTACGATACTAATTCGAGCACTTTGAAAATTTTTGATAGTACTAACTGGGTAACAGCAGGAAATTTAAAAAAAGGTACAGCAGCACCTGCTGTATCTAGTAGTTTACAAGGCGACTTGTGGTCGAATACTTCAACAAATCAGTTGTATTTGTTTACAGGAAGTAATTGGACACTAGTTGGCCCACAATTTAGTATAGGCACACAAACAGGTCCTAGCGTAGATGCCATTATTGATAGTAATAACGTTAGTCATTATGTTATTTCTATGTATGCAAATAACAATATTATTTCTATAATCAGTAAAGAAAAGTTTATTCCAAAAGCAGCCATTCCTGGATTTAGTATTATAAATGAAGGTATTAATCTTAGTTCAATAGACAGTACTAGTACTACTAATCCAACTAGATTTTGGGGAATTGCTCAGCAAGCAGATGCACTATATTACAATGGCATTACTGTTCCTGCTACAAATTTTTTAAGAAGTGATATAGTAAGTACTACAGCTAATCAGTTAAACATTCAGTCAGACTCTGGTTTAGGTGTCGGATCTAATTTAGGTTTTATTATAGACATTGAAAATGGTAGTCCTACATTAAAATCTACTCTAGCTGGTACAAATCTTAATATTAAATTAACAACTTCCGGCGGAGTAACTAATACTGTAATACATGCCGATTCTTCAGGAAAAGTAGGTATAAACACACTTGCACCATCTTCTGCACTAGATGTTTCAGGACTAATTACGGCCAGTACAGGATTAAAAATTACAGGAACTACTGACAGTAGTTACTCTCCGGGTACATTATTTACAACAGCAACAGGTAGTATAGTTACGCAGGGCGGTTTGAGTGTTGCTAAAAAATCAAATTTTGGCGGAGATGTTACTAGCTTTGGACAATACATCCTAAATCGCCTAGATGCTAATGCAAGCCCAATTGCTGCATCAGTTATTGTGCCAGGATATTCATCTAATACAGCTGAAGCAACTCTTTTAAATATTCCTAATATTGTAAATCCACTATACGATATAGGAACAGAAACACGACGTTTTAGAAATATATTTGCTACTAACTTTTCTGGAAATTTTACAGGAACGTTTACTGGTACATTAGAAGGAAGTGCTAACGGAACAGCCGCCGCATTATCTAGTCCTACCGTTTTTAGTTTAATTGGAGATGTAACTAGTAATAGTGTTAGTTTTAACGGACAGTCTGAAACAGGCACAGCAATATTCAGTACATCAATTAATCAGAATTTTATCTCAGGTAAAACTGCAGCAACTGATTCATTAATAAACGACGAATTTTTAGTATATCGATCTGGAACAGGTTTACTAAAAATGTCAAAAGCTGTGCTTACTAATCATATAGCAACTATTCCAGTTGGTACAATTTTGCCTTTTGCGGGAACATCTATACCTACAGGATATTTACTATGCGACGGCTCAGAAGTATTAATAGCAACATACTCGGATTTATATTCAGTTATTGGGTATGCTTATAAAGCACCGGGATTATTAGACGGTCTTGGCACGTTTGGACTTCCAGATCTACGTGGGCGTTTCCCGCTAGGAGCTGATAATATGAATAATAATATTACAGTTCCGAGTAAGGACGGTTCAGGAAATCAAGTAAGCACTTCTTTAGACCTAAACGGTAACCCTAGCTTGGTTGCACATCGTGTTAACGAGATAACGGCTACAATAATCGGACAAGGTAATACTTACGCAACAGAATCAAAAACATTAGAAAATAGTAATTTACCAGATCATACACATAGTTTAAATGACGGTACTAGTCAATTCTATGCTGTTAATACTCCTACAGAAGCAAGCGATAGAAATGCCATTCCAAACAAGGGTACATCTGGTGAAAGTGGAACAGGATCTGGTATTTTAAACACAGGTAGTGTGAATGGAACTACAGGCCTACCTGTAAATATAATGAATCCTTATCAGACTATTAACTATATAATTTTTACTGGTATAATCTAAAATGAGCTATAATATAACCCTTACCGACGGAACAAGTTTAACTGTTATTTCAGACGGCCAGATTGATCAAATCCATACCGATCTTACATTAATAGGAAAAAACACTACAAGTTACGGTGTGTTTTTTAACGATAATTTTGTAAGATTATTAGAAAATTTTGCAAACACCAGTCAGCCAAATCATCCGTTAATAGGACAACTATGGTTTGACACTGCAGAAAGTAGACTTAAAGTCTATAACGGAACTTCGTTTACTACTACCAATGGTACAATAGTTTCTCCTACTAGTCCAGTTAGTATCTCTAAAGGAGATATTTGGATTGATAGTACAAATGGACAATTATGGTTTAATGATGGCCTTTCTAATAAACTTGCTGGCCCGTCTTACTCAACCATGCAAGGCGAAAGCGGCTTGTTTACAAAAACAAGATTAGATGTTAATGGCGCAGAACATATTATTGTAGAATTAAAAGTTGGAAGTACAACTCTTGGTATTTTTAGCAAGGATACTTTTATTCCTGCTGATTCAATTCCGGGATTTAGTACAACAGCAAAATTTTTAGGATACCAAGTTGGCACAGTTTTAACAGTTACTTCAATAACCAGCGGACAATTAGGAGTAGGGCAAACTATATTTGGTAATATTATATTTGCTAATACACAAATAACAGAACAGTTAACAGGCGATACTGGCAATGTTGGTACATATGCTGTTAGTAATAGTAACATAGTAGGTAGTGTACAATCTCCAGTAGCATTAAGTTCAACAAATGATATAATTAAAGTTGGATTTAACACAAGCGCCTACCCTGGTATTGTTTTTAACACAGTCGTTAGTAAGGCACAACAATTATTAGCTGCTGACGGTAGCTTGAAGACAGCTGAAAGTTTTCTTTCTTCTCAAGAAAATTCTTCTACAACAGGTACACTAGTAATACAGAACGATAATCCGCTGGTATTAGGAGGTTATTCAGATTTTGAATTAGATATTAATAGATCGACAAATACTATTATAATGCAGTCGACTGTTATAAATCAAAATTTTCAAATTAATCTTAAAAGCGGAGGAGCAACAGCAACTCCGATTTATGTAAACGCACAGGATAAAAAAGTAGGAATTTTTACCACAACACCAACTGCTATGTTGGATGTTGCTGGTAGTGTTAAAATTCAAGGAGATCTTACTGTACAAGGTAATGTTACTACAGTGAGTAGTACTTCAGTAAGCGTAGCAGATAAAAATATTGTCTTAGGTAATACAGCTACACCAACGGATACTACAGCTAGTGGCGGTGGAATAACTCTAGCAGGATTGACATCAAAAATTATTGCATGGGATTCTGTAACTAACAACGGATCAACTAACACAGGATATTGGAATTTTACAGATAACATCAACGTTGGAAGTAGTTCGTTAGGATACTATATTAATGGCCAAAATGTATTGAGTTTAACAAGTTTAGGTAGCACTATAACTAGCGCACCAGGGCTTACTAGTGTAGGAATATTAACTAGTGTTCAAGCAGGAAATTTGTCCATTGTTGGTTCTACGATTTCTTATACTAGTATACAAACTTCAGGAGATGTTAAACTTCAACCAAAAGGTACAGGATCAGTAGATGTTAGTAGTACAAAAATTATTAATCTTGCAACTCCTACAAACGGAACAGATGCAACTAATAAATCATATGTAGATTCTTCTATAAAATTAGCACCTCTAGGTATAAGTTTAAATACTACCGGACAAACTGATACTACAATTGGTACATTACTATTAGCTACTATTTTCCCTGTAGCAGAGCATCCAAATGGTACAAAATGCAGAGTACAGTGCTCAGATTTAACAATAAAATTGTATGAAGTAGCGGGCGGTGTGTGGAGTTGGCAACAAAATATTCCTTTCTAAACCGACATAAATATACAAACAAGGAAAAGGCGCAATGTCATACACGATAAATCATTACAACGGTTCATTATTAACAGTAGTATCGGAAGGAACCGTAGATACTAGCACAGATCTTACATTAATTGGTAAGAATTATGCTGGATATGGCACTGCTCAAAACGATAATTTTGTATGGTTATTAGAAAATTTTGCAAATACTACTGAGCCTCCTTCCCCATTAACTGGTCAAATATGGTTTGATAGTGCCAATCTTAAATTAAAATTTTATGACGGTAGCAAATTTAGAACAACTAGTAGTACCGAAGTCAGTGCCATACCTCCAACTGGACTAACTCTTGGAGATTTATGGTTTGATACTACAACGGATCAGCTATATGCATACAATGGCAACCTATCAGATCCTTTTACATTAATTGGACCTCAAGGTGTTGCAGGAGAAGGACTTACTGAAATGCAATCAATTTCAGTAAAAGACACTTCTAATGCTTCGCATCCAATTATACAAGCGGTTATTAACGGTACGGTAGTGTTTATAATTAATGCAGATAGTGCATTTACACTTAACTCTATTAATCCTATTAACGGATTTGATAGAATTGAACAAGGTCTTACTCTTGCATATACCCGACAAGCAGATAACGGCATAACAAATAGTAGTACAGCACATAGATGGTGGGGAACAGCAACTAATTCTGATAGATTAAACGGCCTTCCTTCTTCTAGTTATGTACAAAGTGATAGTCCTATTTTTATGGGTACAGCACACTTTCCTGATACTGGATATACTGTTGGCGGATCGACTGGATTAGTTAATCCTAAACTAAAAATTAGTATTGGCAATTCTGGAATCACGCCAATCGTTGAAAATGTTGTTAATGATACAATAGCATTTCGAACTACATCGGGCGCAGGAAAACTATATCCTTTAACAATTAAAGGTAATGATTTATTACCAGGCGGCCCTTTAGCAATTACTAATTTTACTTCTGATAGCACAAATAATATAGGTAGTTCCACAGCACGATGGTCTACTGTGTGGGCTGTAAATTTTAACGGAACTGCTACAAATTCAAATTATTTACTGGTCGGTGGAAGTCCGTCCGCTGCGTCTGTAGCAAGTGCTCCAAATACTATTGTTGCAAGAAATAGTAATAACGATATATTTGCTAATGTTATAAACGGTACATCTACAAGTGCAAACTATGCTGACTTGGCTGAAAAGTACCTTGCTGATAAAAAATATGATATTGGTACAGTTGTATCAGTTGGCGGAACAGCTGAAATAACCGAATCTAAAAACGGAGATCTTCCTATAGGTGTAATTAGTGAAAATCCTGCATATAAAATGAATGCAACGTTAGTAAACGGTGTTTATGTTGCATTAAAAGGCCGTGTTCCTGTAAAAGTTGAAGGTCCAGTTGTCAAAGGTCAGAGATTAGTTGCAAGTAATAATGGTTGCGCACAAGTTGCAACAAATACGGTAGATACTTTTGCTATAGCATTAGAAACTAACGACACAACTTCAATTAAATTAGTAGAATGTGTTATACTTTAAAAATGACTAATTTAAAAACAAAAGGTAAAAAATGACTGTTTCTATTGTTTCATTTACAGGATATATTAATAACGGCACAAACGGAGTTGTAGGAACTACATTAACAGTTTCAGTAATATCTTCGGGAAGAATTGCGTTAGGCATGGCTATTTCAGATGATGCCAATACAATTAGTGCCAATACACGTATTATATCTCAACTAACTGGAAGCACTGGAAGTACAGGAACTTATCAAGTAACTGTTAGTCAGTCATCAGGAACAAGTTCTGCCAAATTAAATATTACTGGAACGTCTGCTGGAAAGATACTTGCAAGTGACTATAACGTATTACAATCAAAATTGGCACTAGTAATGTCTACGGGATTTGGAAGATACGGTTACGGACAAGTATCTCCAAGATATACTAGTTCTCAAATATCAGGCAATCCTATTATTACCGCCGATCAATGGTCAAAACTAAGAGATGATACGATCAAGGCATATTATCATCAAGGTTCAATTGGTAATTTAACAATACCAATTGTTCCGGTAAAAACCAATACTATTACTGGAACAGATTATGCACTTTATGCAAATTTAATACAGTCAGTTTATAATAATTTAAATACTACACCACCTGCTGGACAAGCTAGTCTTGTGACATTCCCGCAAGCGGTTCGAACTAGTTCTTGGAATGGTACAGTATATCATACAGTAACACTAACATTTCCTACTAGAAATGACGCCAGGTACTACTTTAACTCTGGTAGTAATTTACAATTTAGTGCTAGTTTGATTAATTATCCTGGGTACCCAGGATATACACAAGGACCAGATGCTTCTTTTGCAAAAGATAGTGATTGGAATATGTTGTTATTTAATATGAAAAAAATTACATTTGATATCAACGGCACAACTTCCACAGGATCTTATACAACCATTGGTTCTAATATTGGTTTTTATAATCTTACTACTACTCCGCAGAATATTTTCCAAAAGAAAACAGCTAGCCCGTCTTATACTAATAATCAGTATGATATATTGGCTAGTATAGATGCTACTGGAAGAATTTTAACTTTTAGCATACAATTTGCAGACCTTTCTGGAGGTAATCCTGATGAAAGTGTTGAAGGCACATTAACCAGCACAGTTCAAGCATATTATTCTACTGGTAGTAATGTTCAAGTTAGCTTGCCTAGTTATAGCTCTACAATTACAGGCGGAGTAATAGTAGCTCCCTCGTCAACATACTTTATTACACCCGTTACAAATAGTGTCAATGAAGGCAGTAGTTTAACAATTAATGTAACAGGATCATTAATTATTGATGATACTTACTATTGGACCATTAATAATAACACAACAAGTTCAGCTGATTTTTCAGCAACATCTGGATCATTTACTATTACAAGTAATTCTGGATCGTTTGTAATATCGCCAACAGCTGATAGCTTAACTGAAGGTGCGGAAACATTTACAGTATCAATTCGTTCTACTAGTATTACTGGATCGGTACTGGCTACAAGTTCAACTATTACTATTAATGATACTAGTGTTACTCCTCCACCGCCACCTCCAGCAGTAACGACTTTAAGTTATGATGTATCATCAGTTAATGAAGGTAGTTCAGTTACACTAACGGCAAGAAATGTTGCCGGAGCGGACGGGACTTATTATTGGACTATATTACATGGAACTACATCTAGTGCTGATTTTTCAGCAACATCTGGATCATTTACAGTATCAAGCGGAACAGGAACATTTAGTGTAACGCCAACAGCTGACAATTTAACTGAAGGTGCAGAAACATTCCAAGTGCAAATTAGAAATGTTTCAATTAGCGGGTCAATTCTAGCAACTTGTTCTCTCATAACAATTAACGATACTAGCTTAAATCCTCCTGCGGTTATAACTGCACACGGATTTAGTTCTGGAAATTCCGCAGTTGAAGGCAATAGTATAACATACAGTGGTACATTTGGTGGTACTATAATTGGTAGTCCGTATGCTATTACAGTTGGCACTGCAATAAGTTCTCCTCCGTATAGTTCAACAATTGTTTCAGCTGGTGGAACTTTTACTACTAGCCCTCAAACAATTTCAGTTACTTTCACAGTACCGGCAATATCATCAAATACATCACCGTACAATAGATTATATGCGGCGGTAACCGGCGCTTACGGCCCAAATGGAAATGATGATATACCAGTATTACCAGTATAATGTCTTTTGAGTTGTTAAACGAAACACCGAGGATAGTCTATTATCATAACATACTTTCTGATAGTGAGTGTAATTATGTTATTGATACCGCTGACAATTTTCAAAAATCCGCAGGCTATGATTTTGCAACGAAACAATCTAAATTTACCAAGTGGAGAACTAGTAGCAATTATTTTGACCACGATAACAAGTTTAAGTATATTACTGAAAAAGCTGCAGAGTTATCAACCCATCCGCTTATTAACATTGAGCCACCGCAAATAATAAAGTACGAAATTGATGAGTTTTATAAACCTCATTACGACTTTTTTAACTTTCCGCCCGAAATAATTTCTACAGATAACGACAGAATTGGTACTATTATTTTTTATTTAAATGATGGGTTTACCGGAGGAGAAACAAATTTTCCTAAATTGGATATTACTGTTCGTCCTAGAAAGGGATCTGCATTATTTTTTGAATATAATTATTCTAAAATAACCAATCATTTAACATTACACGGCGGCATGCCAGTTGTACACGGCACAAAATATATTGCTACTTCTTGGATTAGAAGCAACAAGTTCTAAAAGTTATAAAATAATCATCAGCAGCCATTGACAAGATAATTAAAGTAGTGTATTATAAACATTACGGAGTTATCTGCCCATGGATGAAAGAATTGAAAAAGCGTTTGAAGTTGCCAATTATATGGCAACACTTAGTAATCAACGCCGCATTATATTAGAAGAATACAATCACTCATTGATATACTATATCAATGGTGCTACATTTAAACTTACACCATCTCTTATTAGTTTTGTAAAAACATTAATTGATCTTGGAAATACAGAAAATGTTGTTTTAATTGATGACAATAATTTTCCAGCACTAGTAGAAGACTTAGATGTTTTTCTAACTAACATAACTTCAAAATATTTAGAATCTGTAAAAACGTATGCAGATGCGTTTAACGATTTACGAGCCAAACGTAAAATTGCAGGTATTGTTGAGTTATGAGTCAGGGCATTGTAATTTTTGCTCAAAATAATGCAGATGTTGATTATATAAAATTAGCTACATTTTCAGCTAATCAGGCAAAACAATATCTTGATTTGCCCGTGAGTTTAATTACAGATAGCAGAGGTTGGTTAGAAAAAAGCCAGCCAAATCATCCATTTGATCAAATTATTGATGTTGAATATACATCAGCATCTCAGCGCAAATCGTTTTTTGACGGCTCACTAACATCCAAAAATCTTGAGTGGAGAAACTTTGCACGTAATCTTGCATATGATTTAACACCCTATGACACTACACTAGTCATTGATAGCGATTATATTATCAACAGCGATAATTTAAAACTAGCATTTGCACGGGATATAGATTTTCAGATATATTCAAAAAGTATGGATTTAGCATCTTGGAGAAATACAGAAGAATTTGATCGTGTTAATATGTATAGTATTCCATTTTACTGGGCCACGGCATTTATATTTCAAAAAAATGAAATTACTAAATCATTTTTTAATTTAATTGCTTATATTAAATCTAATTGGAATTATTATCGTATACTTTATAATATAGATTCTACGTTATTTCGAAATGATTATGCTTTTAGTATTGCTATACATATTATGAACGAAAAAGGATTGAATTCTTTTGCTATGGAGTTACCAGGAAGTATGGTATATACTAAAGATAAAGATCTATTAGTTTCTTCAGTAGATAATAAAATGAAATTTCTATTAGAAAAGAAAGACTATCCAGGCGAATATATTTTAGCTAAGACACAAGGTTTAGATATTCATGTAATGAATAAATTTAGTCTAAGCAGATTTATTGACGGAGGTTCAGGTGTCTAAAGGATTTTTAGTACTAGCTCAAAATACAGATTCTGACGATTATATTCAGCAAGCCTATGCTTTAGCGTTGAGTATTCGTTGGAGTCAAAAAACTATTACTAATATTTCATTAGTAACTGATGATATTGTTCCAAAAGAATACCAGTCTGCATTTGATAAAATTATTCCAATACCGTTTGGTAGTCCGGAAAGTGTCAGTCTTTATAGAGCAGAAAATCGTTGGAAACTCTACTATGCCAGTCCCTATGACGAAACTATTGTACTAGATACAGACATGTTAGTATTGGAAGATTTAAGTTCTTGGTGGAAATATTGTGAAAATTATGATATACGATATTGTAATAGAATACAAAATTATAAATTAGAAGCAGTAAACGATAAATTACATAGAAAAACATTTATTGCTAATAAGCTAACAAGCCCTTATTCGGCTTTACATTACTTTAAAAAATCAAACTCTGCTTACGAATTCTATAAAGTTTTAGAATTTGTCTGCAATAACTGGGAATGGTGTTGGGATAAATTTGCTCCTGAAGAATATCAAAAATGGTTAAGTATGGATTTAGCTGTTGCAGTAGCAATTGAAATAACTGGTGCTTACGATGTTGTGGATGCAAACAATCCAATGGAATTTGTACATATGAAAACACATCTACAAGGATGGAAGACTTCATCAAATTTGTGGCAAGATTTTGTACTTACAAACTTTACCAATGAGCTAACCGTAGCTAATATAAAACAACAAAAGTTGTTTCATTACATAGAAAAAGATTTTTTATCTGAACATATTTTATCAAGACTACAGGAGCTAGCACATGGCTAAACGCTCTCAAAAACAAAAAATCGTAGAGGTAGTTGAGCCTAAATTCTATGCTCATTATGACGGAATGACTAGGAATATCTTCAGCGTAAACAATCATAAAATTGAAGGGTGGCCGCATTTTGTGGAAATTTCGTTTCTCGAGTATGAAAGATTAGTTACTGGAAAAGATGAGTTTACTGATTTTCACATAGGAACTGTTATAGCTGTTGACGGAACCGCTTCTTTAGGATTAGTTTCTAAAAAAGTTATACAAGAACATAATTTTAAAAATAGATTACTATATTGGATTGAGCGTGAAACAGAAAATGCCGACATGGAAATTCATTATGATGCATACAATTCCCAGTGGGTATTTTTAGTCTCAGACGAATTTAGACAACGATACTATTCTAATCAACTACCAATAAGTTCAATTTCTTTTTTTATCACGCTAGGAAAAGATCCTAACTTTTTACTACGTGTAATTGATATAGATTTAAAATCAATAGTGTCAGATAAAATTTTAATAAATTTTGATAGTAAGTGGGAATCAAATATTGATTTAATTGCAATTACTTCCAATCTATCAACTATTACATACTCTCTTAAAATTTGGAAAATATATGAGCAAGATCAAAGTAATTGAACAAGACATAATATTTCTCAGCTATGATGAACCTAATGCTGAAAAGAACTATGCCGATTTATTAGCAAAAGTGCCATGGGCTAAACGTGTGCATGGAGTTAAGGGTAGTGATGCGGCACACAAGGCTTGTGCAGCGCAATGCGAAACAGAATACTTTGTTACAGTAGACGGCGACAACATTATCGATCCTGCATTTTTAGAAGTTGAAATTGACTTAGATGAATTAGGTCTAACTTCTAATCATGTGTTTAGTTGGTGCGGAAAAGTTCATGTTAATCACTTGATGTACGGCAACGGTGGACTTAAAATGTGGACCCCTGCGTTTGTTAACAATATGAAGACTCATGAAAATTCTGATCCTAATGACACTAAGGGTCTAGTAGAATTTTGTTTTGATGATCTGTATTATCAATTTGACGAAAACTATTCAGAGAGCTTTACCAATGCCAGCCCATTTCAAGCCTTCAGAGCAGGATTCCGTGAAGGTGTAAAGATGTCGTTGGATCAAGGTGCAAAAGTTCAAGACATTAGTAAAATATTTTGGAAAAACTATCATAGGTTATTGATTTGGTCTAACATTGGTGCCGATGTTACTAATGGACTTTGGAGTATGTATGGTGCAAGAGAAGGCGCCTATCTAACTAATTGTACAGATTGGGACTATACTAATGTTCGTGATTTTGATTATTTGACTCAACAGTGGGAAGACAAATACAGCAAGGTAACTGAAAAAATGTTGCCCTACGAAATTATGGGTTTAGGTGAAACACTTAAACACGAATGCGGTTTGGAAATCACAGACGTTGATTCAACCGGAAGCAAATTTTTTAAAACGGTGTTTAACAACTCGCCCCGAACTCTTAGGAAGAAATTATAATGTACGATATAGTTTATATTACATACAAAGAAGAAATTCCTCCAAGTTATTATATTGAAGAATTTATAAAGAAATTCCCGTATCATAAAACACATTGGGTGCGGGGTATTAAAGGTATTCATAATGCTCACAAAGAAGCAGCCAAGCGAGTATTTTCTAGTATGTTTTATGTAGTTGATGCAGATGCAAAATTATTGCCTAATTTTAAATTTGATATTAAATTAGACCCCAGCGAAGAAGATATTGTACATGTGTGGCGTAGTATTAATCCAGTTAATGGATTAGAATACGGCTTCGGCGGCATCAAATTATTGCCAACTGAATTAACAAGAAATATGGATACTACTAGTGTTGATATGACTACTAGTATTAGTTCTAGATTTAAAATAATGCCAGATATTAGTAACATTACACAATTTAATATAGATCCACTTAGCACATGGCGTAGTGCATTTAGAGAATGTGTAAAATTAGCCAGTAGAATCATTCCCGGACAAGATAACAGTCAATCAGAACAGAGGCTACATGCATGGATACACTTTGGCGGCAACGAGCCTTTTGGTGAATATTCAAAGGGAGGTGCGAGTGCGGGAAATTGGTTTGGGACCACCTATAAAGATGATCCCGAAATGCTAGCTAAGATTAACGATTATGATTGGCTAGAGCATCAGTTCAATGCACACATTGAACAATTTCCGCCAGAAACTTTTAAATAAGATCTTTAGCTAAAGGAAAAATCTCAGCTATCACTCGAGCACATGCAATAGCAACTTCTTGGTGTTCTTTTTGTGTGCCATTTGCACTACGCAGTTCAATAAAGTGAATCCAACTACGTAGTGTACCGTTCATATAAATTCTACTTTCGATTAGGCCTTCGGGCAATACAGCCCGGGCCTGCTCTTTTGCTATACCATTAGCGATAGCCCATTCGTATTCCCGTTTGGCAGCATAGATAACTCGTTGCTGAGCTCTGTACCAATCGTTTTGTAACATTGTATCATCCACTTCGACGCTGTTCTGTCTGTTTTTTGGATCTTGAAGTCTTGCTTCTCTTGTAACAAACGACAAGTCTCGAGTAGGGTCAGCATATCGCTGACTGAATTCTTGGAAGCTGAAACTTCTGTGTCGCAAGATTTGTCGGGCAATATCTCTTGTAGTTGTGATTTCAATACAGGCGGAGACCATTTCAAGTGGGCTCCAGTGCTGGTGTTTGACCAAGTACTTGATGAGTTTGTCTGATGTCTCTGTGTTAAGTTGGTTGCTGGGATTGGACACACGGGCGCAATACGCAATGAGTTCCTGCGCATCCGTGATTCCAAGATTTGCAAATTCTGCTGTTGGTTGTGAGTAACTGAGTAGCTGAACATTCATTATTTATAACTTCTTTTTCTTAAGGAATTTTTGGGTACTACGCTCGATGTCAGTACGAACTCGTTCTGTGTCTAATTTAAAATCAATGTTGTCTATAGACTCTTCGTAAGTCTTACATAACTCATTGAAATTAGTTTCAAACACAGACCAACCATCTCGCTTGGCTTTAGCTGTTATTTTAATTTCCCAGGTTTTGCCGTCTTTAAAAGTGATCAGCACTGTATGCAAATACTTTATAGGTAATACATTCAATTGGACATCAGCAAATACTTCTGGCCACCGATCAATGACGTCTCTGGGAAGGTTCTTCCCAGAATTCGTCACTTTTCTTTCTTTTTAGTTGGAACTAGTTCTTCTGCAAGACGTCTGTATTGTGCTGCTTCTTTTGCAAGTTTATCAGCTAGGCTTCTGTATTCTTTAGCCTGTTGATCAGGTGTAAGAGAAGCATCAGGAGCAACTGTTTTTTCTACAACTTTGGCAGTTGGTGCAAGCTCGTTAACTGGAGCAACTGTGGGTTTCTTAGCATCATTGATGCCTTCGCTGATGGCTAAATCGTCAACAGCAACTCCCATTTGTTCTGCAATAATTTGATTAAGTTCGCTTAGTAGAATTCCTACGCCAGGAGTAGGTGTCATTTCAATTGCATCTGTTGGAGCCTTGATCAGTCGATTGTTTGCGTGTAGCCAAGGCAACATGCGAGAACCATCTGGAAATTGTGTACGATCCAATGCATCGGCAAGTTCGTGAGACTCTTGTCCAGTGTTACTTTCAACTAGATTAATGATAGCATCGTGATAGATGTCTGGCATATTCTCTGTTGGTACAATTAAACAACTATACGCATCGCCTGGCAATGTACGATAAGCCACTAAGCATTTTTTCTTAGTGGACGTAACACGGCCCACGTGTTTGAGTTCTTGGGCCATATTAAGCTCCTGCTACAGCATTAGCTACAGCTTGTGCATTATTTTGACCTGCTGGTGCTGCTGTTTGTTGTGCAGCTTGCTGTGCAGTAACAGAGTCGAGGAATGTGGTAAGTTTAGTATATGTTTGTCCAACCGCTACCATTTCATTTGGTTTAAATGCACCGCGTGAGCTGGCAATATCAATAATTACTTTCATGGCATTCAAGTCGTTGATAGTAAGATCGTTGCTTTGAGCAGCATCTGCTGCAGGTTGTTGATTTTGTGCGTCAGTCATTGTAATCTCCTTAAGGGTAATGGCTATAAATTTAATTATCTCGTTTGTAATAGTGGACAGGCAATTGTGAAAAAACTTAGCTCTTTTTCACTTTCAAAACCAATGCGTGTTACATATACAATTGTATTGGTATTATCTAAACTAACATCCTGTCCTATATAATATCTATTATTTAAATTCTTACGTATCCAAGAATCTAAAGATTTGACTAGCGTTGGTGTGTACTTGTCAATAGTTGAATATTTAAAATGAGGACAAGCAAAATCAACCCTACGTAAATTAAAGTAATTTAAAGGGTTGGGTTTGCCATTTTTAATTGCCATTAAGCGTGTTCCCTAACTTCTTCGTAATACGCATATTCTCCAAACGGAGGAACAATAGAGTTATTGCCGTGAATGATGAATATTGTATCACAGTAGTTTTCGTCACCCCAGCTACCCCAAGGGTAACCGTCTGTAAACATGATAAACTTTTTAGGCTGGATATCATTTTCTTTCATGTATTCCCAGTTGGCATCAAACTCAGTGCCACCACCTCCCATTGGCTCGTAGTAATCAAACTCGTCAATTGTGTAGCCGTCGTAACTCGCTTCATTATAAACTTTAGTGTCAAAACACCACAATTTAATTTTAAAGTCTTTGTACTCTTGCATAATACCTTTGATCTCTGCCAAAAAGTCTTTTGCTTGTTCGTCACCAATTGAACCCGACATGTCTATTGCAATACAAATGTCAATGGTATCTTCAAATTGTGTGCCTGGTAGAATAGCACTCATGTGCCAGCCCTTACGATTAGGACGCATAAACGAGTAATCGTTCTTAATAGTGCTTTGGATTTGTTGACGCAAAATTTCACGCCAGTTCATCTTAGGCTCTGTTAATTCCTTAATCATGCGTTGTACGCTAGCGGGAGTATTTCCCGCACCCGCGGCCTGTGCCGCTTGCATTGTTGCTTCACGGATCTCGTCACGGATTTGTTTTAGTTCTTCTTTTGAATAACTAGGCTTGTTACCATTAGTATCCTTATCGCCCCAATCAATGTGATCATCGAGCAATTGACCAAGCGCATCCAATTCTTGCTCATCCATTTCGTCAAAGATTTTATCGTAAACTTCTTCTGCACCCATACCATAGTACTTAGGATCGTGGAAGATTTTAATACCTTCAATATTGTGTTCGCCGATGCGGTCACGAACCAATTGTCCGTTTACACAATAGTCAGCGGCAATATTAAAAATACGTGCATTGCGTCCTTCGCGTCGAGCCATATGGTCAAAAACATTGTGAAGAATTTCGTGTGCAATAACAAACTCAACTTGTTTAACACTAAGTGGTTCAAAAAACTTACGATTAAAATAGATGGTGCGACCGTCTGTTGCAGCGGTACCCATCCATTCGGAACCTTCTTCGATCTTCAACCGAGTTGCCATATTGCCAAAGAAAGGATGGCGAAGTAGTAGACCCACACGGGCTACGATAATTTTGTCAATAATTGGATCTGCGTGTGACATATATGCTCCTGAATATTTACTATGTATATAGTATAACACCTCCCGGAGGAGGTGTCAAATAGTGCTAAACCAAATTAGTTTTTGTCAGTTGCTGCCGCAATGTACTTGCCAAACTTAGCATGGAACTTGTCAAAACACTCGATCTCATCTGGATCCAATGGCAATTTGTAAGTAGACAATGCCAACTTAGTACCCATGATAACCAATTCTGTTTCAAAATTATCCATAATAAATTGGAAGAAGTTGTTAACTTGTTCATTCCAATTTTTAGCCTTCTTATCGCAAGAATCTTTCAATTCGTAGCACAAGGACACAGTCAAGGAATACATAGCTGAAATTTCTTTACTATCCATTTTCTTAACTTTGCCGTTCAAGATATCTGTAGGATTAGGCATCTTGCTGGCGTGTTTACGATGTGCCATAAACTTAATAGCAAGACCTTCGCCAACAGAACCTGACACCAAATCAGTCAATGTTTCGTTATCGCAATCGTCGTCATGCAACAACTCAGAAACGAAAGACCAGCTACGTGGAGTAGCAAACGAGCGTGAACTAGACTTTGGATCAAAGTCGTACAAGTCCTTTTTAGAGAAGCTCAAGAAACCAACCACGTCCTTGTGGATTTTGTTCTCTGCAGCCCAGTCAAAGTAGTCGTCCCAATTAACTTGCATTTCCAAGTGAACAAAACGATTAGCCAACGGAGCAGGCATACGGAATGTAACACCTTTATCAGTTTCACGGTTACCTGCAGCAACAATTGAAACGTTATCTGGCAAACTATAAGTACCGACCTTACGATTCAAAACCAATTGATAAGCAGCAGCTTGTACACTAGGAGCCGCACTATTCATTTCGTCCAAGAACAAAATAATGTTTTTATGTTTAGCCGCAAACTCTTTGCTAGGCAATTCACTAGGCGGTGCCCAAACCATAGTGCCTGTATTGCTATCAAAATAAGGAATACCTTTAATGTCAGTAGGTTCCCACAGGCTCAAACGCACATCAATAACATGAGCATCAAGCTCAGTACCAAGTTGTTTAATAATGTCGGACTTGCCAATTCCTGGAGGACCCCACAGGAAAATTGGACGCTTGTTATTAAAGGCCTTGCGCAAGGACTTTTTAGCACCGTTTGGACCAACTGTGCGGCTGGAAATTTCTGCCATTTTGTTTCCTATCTTAGTTAAAAATTGTTGTTACGAATAACGTTGTCTATGTATGTATTATAACGCCTATCTGTATTTGCGTCAACAATTTTTTTATCTAATTAGTCTGTTTTGGCTAATTCTTTTTCCCGCTCATTCATCGCTTTGATAAGTCCAAACTTTCTAATGTCGTCACTAAACAACATTAGCTCAAAACTCTTGCGCTCAGAAAATACTGTAATTGACATATTGGTAAGATAGTACGGACAATCTACATATCTTTCCAAAAATATAATTGTTTGGGGACTGAGTTCGATTGGTTCAGTAAATGGAATCTCGTACTCTTTCAAATCCAATTCTTTTACCAAAAATTCATACCCTTCGTCACTAAGCCGAAATGCAGTTTCTTTTCCTACTCGGGTACTTTGCCACCATTTACGAGAAAATAGTTTGAGATTAGCATCATCAATACTCTTACCCCATTGTTGTAAAAATATTTTGGTTAATGCATCTCGGGTTATCATTTTACAATCGATCCTTCGGTTAGCTTAACTACTTGAAAATCTTCTGTACCGTAGGTTAAGTTTAACTTCTTGGCTAAATTGATTGCATGCCCAGGGTTACTAAATGATACTTTTTTGTACTTCGGGCCAGGGTAACTCGTGAGGCTATTAAAACTCTTTAAATTAAAGGGTTTATTTTTATAAAATACAGCCCAAATTGCTTCTGCTTCCAGAACTTGTTCTGCTTTATAATTTTTCCTGTTTACGTACTCAAGTAGTACTTGCGGCTTCGGTCGACTCATTGCGTATCCTCGAATATATACGCATATATTTATCTCTATTTGTCCTTAAAACCGCCACCATCCATACTAACAGTAATAACCTCTGTTTCTGAACTATTTTTTAGCTCTAAAAACAATGCTGTATAGTCTTGTAATAGCTTATCTTGTATCTCTAACAAGGCAAGATTTAGTAGACGTGCTTGCTGAATAGGCATTTTAATTTCTTTACTTTGCGTTAATTCAGCAGCACGTAATACTTGTGCAAACTGTGTAATTGGTGTTAAATTAATCTGATTTGACATTAGACAATACTTGTTTCATTTCAAATTCAGTTTTAAACGGTCCTTTAAATTCATTACGTTCTAGTGTAATGACCTTAGGGCAGAATGATTTAACCCATCCTTTGTTAAACTTGATAGTATAGTAGCCTGCGCAATACAAACTCTTGCTGGCATTACTCTTAGTAAACAGGGGTAATTTACGGCGCACATCATACATGGCGTTGTATGGAGTTACACTGGTAGGGTATCCGTGGCAGTCGTTGGGTTCCGATTGACTGACTTTAACCTTTGTACTGGTTAAGAAAAAGTTAGAACCAAATTGTTTTGTGAGGTCTTGTTTTTTATTAAACATTACTTCACCGTTACTATTAGATAGTACGAACTTATTATTTTCTTTTTTGTGTAGTGTTGCAACTTTAGAACCGTCTTGTTCTACAATCCAAAACTTACCATCCACAATAGGCTTGGCGTATATTTCTGTCATATTTTTCTCCTTGATATTATTCAGCCCCGTAGGCACTAGAATAATGTGTGTATTTATTCATTATTTTGACTATCAAAAGGCCATTTTGGCATAGATTCTTTAATTTCTGCCATAGTAGGCCGTTTTTCTAATTTTACATTTTCTTCAATGACAGTGCCATCATCTTCGCATAAGCTAACTTGGAATGGTGCATATACAAGAACAGATGTATCTTCTTCTTGCCAATCGTGTTCGCCATCAAATAGCCAACCTGCTCCGCCTTCGTAGTAAGCTTCTCGAATGGCTTCTTGTTCTTCTTCGGTGATATCGTCGCTGTATTCTATTTCAATATTAATGCTATCATCAAACTCACAACCCCACCCAGGCTCAGATTTGGCATAGGCAACCTGGCTATCTTCATAGGGCAAGTTACAGTCCATATCATCTTCAATAAAGCCTTGACCCCAGCGGAATGTTTTGTCTAGATTAAACCAGCTAATAGACCCGTCCGCATTGTTGCGATACATTTCTACATGCCAGACAATGCTTTTCTTTTCAAGCGGAGTTATACGATATACAGCCATGACATTACCTGATTAAAGTAACTCGTATTCTTCTTTACCGCAACCACACTCGGGGCAAAGGAAATCTTCTGGTAGATCATCCCATTTACCTTCTGTTTCTTCATCGTGGACATGACCACAAACTATGCATACGTGTTCCATTATAGTGCCTCCAATTTTGCTTGATATGCTTCAGCATGACGCTTTTCAATTTTGCTCAATGCGGCAAAACGTTTTTCTGCTTTTGCTAAAACAGCTGCAAATTGCTCTGCATGTTCTTTACTTTCGGCAATTTGATCTTGTGCTTCTTGTGCAGCGGCAACATTGCCTTCGCTGATAGCAATAGCTTCAAACTGTGGGTACATTGTAGTAAACTCGTAAGTTTCACCTTCAATTGCTTTTTCCAAACATTCTTTAGTTGAAGGTTTACCGATGAGCAATTCCAAATGACCCCATGCGTGTTTGAGTTCTTGATCTGCGGTATGTTCGAAGTGCTTTGCAATTTCTTCATGACCCTCTTCGCGAGCAATCTTTGCAAAGTATCGATATTTGATATGCGCTTGGCTTTCGCCGGCTAACGCACTGCCTAAATTTGCTAATGTAGCTGACATTTTTTTCTCCTTATTGATCTAATGGCAACGAATTCCACTCTTTAATTAGAGCGATAACTTCATCTTCTGTATTACACAGAGTTTTTGTAGTAGCCCAGTCTTCTTTTTTATTGCGACCACCAATCTCTACCATCCATCCGTTGTCGTAACGATTGATAGAAATATTTTCATTTACTTTTGCTAGTTTAGCTAGTTGTGACATTTAGTTCTCCTTGATATTTGGCTTGAAATGGTTCTGCATACTGCTGAATATTATCAGCAATCTTTTTCATATCCCATGCATTGCAGAATTTTAACATGCGAATTCCTACTTGATCTACAGTTTTGGATACAGCATTTGTTTTAATTGTTTCTACTATTTTTTCTTTAATGTCTGCAGGTTGTGCTGTTAAATCACATAGCTGTACATTACGCTGATAATCTTCTAGTACTCTGTGTTCGACGCCGTTATGGTCAACCCATCTCTGAAGCATGAGATTGTTCCACGCATATCCGCGGCTTTTACGATCTTCGAACGCTTCAGTAAGACCAACTTTGTTTTTAGAACCTTTAGTACGCACACCTGGATACGCCGAGAAGACATTATCACTGGTATCACCACGCATACATTTCTCGAACAGCATCCATTCTGGATCTTGTGCTGGCTTTGGCTCGCCTGTCTTTTTGTCTTTAACGGGTTTGCCTTTGGCATCGAAGATTCCTTCGTGTGTAATATGTAAATCTCCCACGCCGTTATATTGACTAACAGTAGGACTTACCAATTGTGCAAAATCTCCATCTGTCGAAATAATAACGTGCTTTGCTTCTGGGTGTGCTTGAATCCAGCCAGCAATCAAATCGTCAGCTTCTAGATTAGGATGTTGTATTACAGTGGCATTAGTCTTTTCTGTAATAAACTTTTTAAATTCGTCAAATGCTTCCCAGAACAATTTATCTTCTTCTTGTTCTCGTTGTGTCATTGCCGCACGATTCTCTGCACGATTTGCTTTGTACGGCTTATAAAAATCCTTACGCCAGCTTCGACCCTCGAGGCAGAACACTACATGACTACCATCAAAATCGTTCCATGCTTTTTTGATACTATTAAGTGTAATATGAAAAGCCATGCCGAGTTTAATATCAGCAGAGCCTTGTACTACATGTCTAGCACGAAAAAATGTGTTAGCAGTATCAACAATAATATATGTCATTTAACTTCGGCCTTTCCGCCACCTAATTTACTTACATTAATAAAACCTGCACTTGATCGACTAGGATCTTGTCCAGCCTCAGCAAGCATATTACCCGCTAAATCTCTGAACCAACGATCTACGATCTCTTCGTCCGGGTCACCGTCAAAACCGTAACCCGCTTGCTTTAATTGTACTATAAACAAGTCGTTCCAGTCAAGCTCAAAAAAGCCATTACGAACATTATCTGGATTAATTTTAGTATCCAAAACAGATACATATGGTTCGCCTCGAGCCGTTGCCCTAGCTTTTGGATCCATTTTAGCTTGCTCTTCAGCTTCTTGTGCCAGTACAGTTTCGGCAACCGCTTTATCTCTAACTATTTGAAGAGCTTCTTTTTCAGCTTGCAATTTATCAATGCCAAGCCATTTTTTTAATAATGTTTTCATTCTATATCCTTATCTCTATTACTACATATAAATTTAATAATTAGTGCCAACACAATAGTCCATCCAACTATCATACAACACCAAAAAAATAAATTAGACATTATTCATCTCGTTAGTCAATGATTGAAAAATATCTGAATTCATAAAATTTAAAGTTAATTCGTGATCTCTAGGAGTCCTGGGGTCTTCATTTAAATGCAAATCAAATCCAATACTTACACGCAGAGTAGATTCCGTATGTTCATCGGTATAGTGCCTTATATATCCTGGAAATATTGAGATATCTCCTTTGGTGTTATCAACTGGAACAATTAAATCTTTATCTATTGGGCACCTATAATATGTTTTAGTTTTATAATTATCTAAATGTATATTACCGCTAAGATATGTATAAGGATCGATGCCATGCGCATGTTCGTTAATTCTAGAACCTTGCCGCATAACATTATACCAACATACAATATTAATATCCCTTATGTGCGAATGATGATAATGAATATAATTTAAATAAGAAATTTGAATAAATTTATACAAGTCGTTTAATTCTGGTAATTCTTTTCCAAACTGAAGTAAATTGTATCTTCCGTATCTACTAGTAATACTATCTATACCAAGTCCAGTCCCACCATCGTCTCTGTTAGCAGGATATGTATTGATGATTCGTTGCTCGTTATTAATAAGCCACTGTCTAACAATGTCTGTTTTATCAGCATTCCAAATATCAGTTCCAATAGTAAAATCCCATGTTGGTGCAAATTCTGTTACAGGATGCATACTTTTTACTTTTAAAAATTTCATTTAAGTACCCCATTCATTTTTAAATAATGGTACTTGTAATCTGTCACTATATCGCAATCCTGCTTTCATTGCAAGTTCTGCAACACGTCGATTATTTAAAGAATATACACTTTCAACACCGCCTACTGGCATGAAATAAACTGGTCCTTCAAATCCAGCCAATCTATAAATGTCTGTAACTTCTAATGCTTCGTATGCATCTTGTTCTGTAGCAATAACAAATTTTAAATATGTATAACCAATTTCTTGATATTCGCAAACAATATCAGGGCGAATTGCTTCTTCTCGTTTTTCACCACTACAACTTAGTTTGGCACTAACACTAAATGTAATTCCTTTATTAAAGGGATCTCTAATAGACCAATCTTGTAAGTATTCTTTAAATTCTGGAGTTATTTGTTGAGTACCATTTGTTTCAAATGTAATTTCTTTTAATGGTCTCATGTATTCGTGATCTAACAAGTCTGGGTAAGCACGTTGCCAACCTAGCAAAGGCTCACCGCCTGTAATAACAAGATGCTCGTCTAGCCATGTTTTGTAAGGAAGAATTTCCATAATACGATCTACTATGCCGTTACTTTCCATCATAGGGCTTAAATCTTTAAATCTTGGATCCCAACTTGCATAGCTATCACAACCTGTGCTAACTAAGGGTAATTCGTTGTATGTTTTAAATTCTGCAATACGTTCTGCAATCAAATCATTTTCAGTACTTAATTGGCCAGCTGGCATACCAAAGCCCGCACATTTAAAATTACACCCAAATGTACGTAAAAACACAGACGGGACACCCATAAAGCGTCCTTCACCTTGAATACTATAAAATAGTTCTGCTATTTTAATTTTGCTCATTTTTAAGTCCTTTTACTTTTTCTATCCAAATATTAATTACTATTGTAACTCTTAAATCTTCTGTATTTTTATCACTAGGGTCAACTAAATGATTTATATATGACGGCATGATAATAAAATCATCTTCTTTACAGTCTAAAACTACTGATTCACTGTATTCAGTATTGTTCGGATCATCTAAATTAAATATATCAGAAACATGACTATATGTTTTATAGTATTGTACAAATGATGACGGATTCATTAATCTAGTACAAGTATGTCCTTCTTTCAAACTTAGATAGTGTACACATGAAAAACTATACCAATTATCCGTATCGTCTACAGTACCTA